ATGGGTACGATATCAGAGCGAAAGCGCAAGAACGGGACAAAGGCTTATACCGCACAGATCCGAATTAAGCGAGACGGTGTGCTGGTTCATAGCGAGGCACAGACCTTCGATCGCCGACCGGTTGCAAACGCCTGGCTGAAAAAGCGCGAAACCGAACTCGATCAACCAGGCGCTCTCGACAAGCTCAAAACTCCCGACGTAACCCTCGCCGCGGCAATCCAAAAGTACATTGAGGAATCGGTCAAGGAGATTGGCAAGACGAAGGCCCAATGCCTGCGCATGATCAAGAAGCATGCGATCGCCGACAAGCGTTGCAGCGAGATCACAAGCGTCGATATCGCGGCTTTCGCAACAGACATGAAGACAGGCTGGCTACCGGAGGATGCTGATCCAGATCTGAGAGCCGACGTTCAGCAAGTCGGCGAGGCAAAGGAGCGCCTCCCCCAAACCGTCGGAAACTACATGTCACACCTCGGCGCCGTGTTCGCAGTCGCGCGGCCGATGTGGGGCTACAAACTCGACAAGATCGCATTCGACGACGCGTTCACGGTTACCAAGCGTCTCGGCATAACGAGCCGCAGCAAGGAGCGCGACCGCCGCCCAACCCTGAGTGAATTGGACAGGCTACTGACCTACTTCGCCGAAAGGAACGTTCGAACACCTCAATCAATGCCGATGGGCCAAGCTATCCTTTTTGCAATTTTCTCAGCGCGCCGCCAGGAAGAGATAACGCGGCTGCTTTGGACGGACTACGAGCCCGAACACGGCCGCATTCTCGTCCGAGATATGAAACATCCCGGCCAAAAGATCGGCAACGATGTGTGGTGCACCCTGACAACCGAGGCTATTGCGGTCATCCAGGCAATGCCGCGCAGCAAAGCCGAGATCTTCCCGTACAACTCGAATACGATCTCGCGTAATTTCACCGACGCCTGCAAGGTTTTGGGTATCGACGATCTGCACTATCACGACCTTCGTCACGATGGAGTCTCGAGGCTATTTGAAATCGGGTGGGATATCCCGCGGGCTGCTACTGTGTCGGGCCATCGGTCTTGGTCCAGTCTGAAGCGATATACTCACATTCGCCAGACGGGAGATAAGTACGCCGGCTGGAAGTGGCTTCCTCATATGAGGGACGCTGGCGCCGAGACGCCAGCGAATTTAGGTTAGATCAACCTGTCGCGACAAATCGACCGTCGAAGATCTTGCACGACCTCAAAGGGAAGGAGCATGGCCTCCCCCTCTCCTCGCAGGGACCACGACGAAACCGCCTCTTTAACGCCCAGCGCGTCCGATCCTGCAGGAATCAGAGCAATGGCTCGCGCAATGCCGACCATGCGCAAATATGCGTCGGCCTCGTCCTTGTGACCGCGGCCGAGAACTCTATCACTTGCGATCCTGAATTCTCGCTCCAGATAGAAGATCGCTTTGTCATATGGCGCCACCTCGGCATCAGTTGGTCGCAGACTGGCAGCCCCCGCCAACGCCACCATAGCTGTAACCATACTGCGTCTGTTGATACGAAAAGGTTGTGCCGCACCGTGATCAGATCCGGCGCGCTGTGCATCGCATTGCATTTCCATTTTCCCTAAATCGTGTCCTCTGTTCGAAAAGGCCGGACCAGGGCGATGCTTTCCCGGCCTTCTCGTTAAAATGCGCCCCCAACAAAATCGCAAGGCAGCAAACGTTCGTTAACTACGCTCAACCTGCAATATGCATAACCAATCTGTGGCATCGTGGTGGCATATCGGTCAACAGTCGTTTGTGGCATCGGTGCGGCATGGCGACCGACGACTTACATTTTAGGTTACGAATACCTGAACAGCTGAAGCAGCGTGTGTTTGCCGCCGCGAAGGCGAACGATCGATCCATGACTGCTGAGATTCTAGCCCGGCTGGAAGCGACCTTCGCCCCTGACAATGTAGATCCGATCGATATTGAACTCGTTGAGATGGTGGCCGACATCGACCGCCTAAAGGTCCGCCTCATTCGGTCGAGACAGCGCGCCAAGTAGGCCTGGCGTGGCGCTCCCACGCCAAATCCCTTGACGACTAAGAGCACCTGGTCCATTTATCAGCCGGCTCCGGGCGGGAGCCACTCTCCGATCCCTTCGACATGCGGCGGTCGATCCTTGCGAGGATACACCTATGCGCTTTGTCAGCATGAACTGGTCGCCTGGATATCTAAACGTCTGCCCTCAGCACACCGATATCGAGGTGAAGTGCACGTGCTGCGGAGAGCAGAAACCGTTTGACCGTCATACCGTGCCGCCGCTCTTCCGACATGCCCTGATCGAGGACATCGAACCCCGACTGCGTTGTTCGTCTTGTGGAGCGAAGGCGGCAAAGATGCTGTTCGGCTCCTATGTCGATGATGCTGCCGGAACGAATCGCCTGCTTTCCCGTTGAGTGGCGTCTGAATGGGAGGATTCACCATGCAGGACGATCCCTCACCCGTAGAAATACGCTGGATTGGAATTGCGACGGACCCAGGCAAAATCCGGGTACTGACGACGGTCGCCGGTCTTGCGGAAACACTGATGGGAAGTTGGCCCGAGGAGGAGATGGGCGACGTGTGGCGCGGCGCGGTTGCCGCGTGCCTGCGGGCACTAGAAGCCCAGACCAACGGCGATGCTGCCCGTGAGGCTTTCATCCTTGCCGCCCGAGACGGGGATGTCACACTCATCACAGACCCGGGTAGGCTGGCACCAGGTGGTGGCGCTGAAAAGCGACCGAGGAAAAAGCCGACGTGGAGATCGAGGGGTCACTGAGGCCGTGGCGTTTACGACGACTGGCCCTGCTTGGCGATACAGGCAACGATCGCTTGACCGGCACTGGTTGAGCCGCGCGCGGTCAATAGATGCGGCTTATCAGAGATTCCGTCGTCAATCGCGATCTGTTTCTTTGCCGCTGCGAATGCGTCGACAAACTGCTTGGCCTGATCGCCGTCGAGCACGACTTGAGAGACAGCAAGGTTATTCCCCACAGCGCCCGTCTCACCTTCCGCGTCGAACAGCAACTTGCCGTCGAAGGCAAACTTGACGGTCGGCTTGAAACCCTCGAGCTTCGGATCATAGTCGAAGCCAGGAATAGCTCGTACGGTCAGCCCCTTCTTGGCGCTGTCGCACAGCACGACGACCCCGGACCGAATAGAGGACATGAAGTTGACGGAAACGCTTTCGCCTCCGGAAAATGGGTCAGCCTCCTTGTCGACAGACCAATTCTCAAATCCGGCATAGCTCGGCATTACCGAGACAACTGAAAACAATGCAGCAATGGAAAGAGCGCGAAACACATTGACCCCCTTGTTTCGATGTTCGTGCATCTTGCTCTGCCCATCGGGAAAATCAACCTGCACTAGAGAAGAATTTCCAAAACCAGTTAGCAGGTTAGTGCCTGCGAGCAAGATCAACCCGCAAATCGCCCAGCATTCGGGTCAATGCCTCGATCTCGTCTGCCAACGTCTCAAGACGCCGGCAGATCATGTGTGCGTGATCCTTCGACTTCTCTTGGCCCTCCGCCAGTACGTCGGTCAGGTTGTTGACAGCGACGGTCGCAGTCGTGAGTGCCTTGGGGTCGACGATGACGGAAGCAATGGTCGCGTTAGTCGGGCCCGACTTGTCTGCAGAAATCAGGCCTAGATAGCGAGCGGCAAAAATGATGGCGACGGTCGCGCCAAAAGTGATGAGGGCAAGCGGCGGCAGATCAGCCAGATTTTCCATTTCGTGCTTCTCTCTCGTCGTGCGCGGCTCGTTTGATATTGACCAGCTCGCCGACCGCAAAGAGCGGATAGATAGCGAGCCAGGTCGAGACGACGTTAGAGGATGCGTAGCAATATGAGATGCCGACCCAGATGAGGCAGCCTATTGCAGCAGAGACCTGCCGTATGCTCGGCGTCACGTGTTTGCGTGCGCCATTCACGATCAGACCGACAATCCTCAAAATACCGAGGCAGACCATCAACCAGCCGAGCAGGTCTTCGCTTCTGAAAACTGCCCGAAATATCGACCATTCCGACTGCTCGAAGAGCCGGGATGGCATCAACAAAACATAACCCCATAGCGCGGTATGCCCTGCCAGAAACCATTCCATCATGCGAGGGCCAAACCGGTGCTGGATACGAATCCAGATCCCCGGGCCGGCGTAAGGCGTGCCTGACATCAGTGCGGCCCTCCTACGCCTTTTCGGAAGGACTTGTACGAGGTCACGGACCGGTAGCAGGTGCCATAGCCATCCCGAAGCTCCAAAACATACCCTGCCAGTTGGCGATCGGTCGAAGTGTCCGGGTTAATCGCGCCTGGCAATTCAGGGCACACCAGTTGCTTTTCCGGGTCGTCCTGCGCCTCGTATTGGATCGACGCCTTGGGAACCACTATGCTGCTGGGCGTTCCACAGCCCACGCAGAAGACGCTGCACAGGATCGCTGTCACGGCATTTCGTACCGTCTTCGGCATATTCGATATCCTTGGCTATGCGAGCGCTTTCGACGGCTGCGCTTTGCTCGGCTGCGGCGCGTTCTCGTTCTGCAGCCAGCAGCCTGTTCTGTTCGGAGACGATCCGGTTGTGGTTCTCAACCGAGATCTTCAGGTCAGCGGTCGTCACGTCCAGCTGCTGCTGGAGAACAATTTTCTCGGCTTTCAGCGTTTCGATGCGGCCTGCCGTCAACCTAAGTGAGATCCCTAAGCCAACAACGATGATCGCAAGACCGGCCGCCAGCCAAGTGAGCATTTTGGCGGTCATCCTGCGTAGCCCTCCGGTGGATCATCGGGAACAGTAAGTTCTGTCACGCCTGCATTGCGCGCATTGTTGGTGTCCCATTGGGCACCGAAGATATATGAGCCGAGCGTCGCACCAGCGAGGCCGAAGATCGCCCCAACCAGCGCGATCAAAAGCGCAGTGCTCATCCCCATGAGCGCGGCAACGATGATCGCTGTTGCCGCGCACCCGCAATAAAGCAGAGTCAAGTAAATCAGAAGTCGGCGCCGGCGCCACTCAAACAGGCCGTGCGGGTTTCTACGCTTCATTGGTGGAAACCCTGCCGTCGCTAGCCAAGAGTGGCAGAGAGGCGTTCGGCTTGCTTGCAGGATCTGGCCAGCGATAACCGAGGACCCGGTCTTTCGAGAACGGCTTGATACTGACCATGTCGCCCTGGTTGCCGCCAAGCACCATGAGGTTGCCGTTCGTATCACGCCCGACGACAAACCCGACATGGCCCGACCATCCCTGCGGAGTGCCGCGCCAAAAGATGACGATGCACCCGACGACAGGGCTAGCAAGCTTCGTAGGCAGCTTCAGCCAGGAGCGCGCTGCGGCGGCGCCCTGTGCGATCGGAAGCCCGGACTCCGCCAGAACGCCGCCCACAAACGCACCACACCAGCTCGTTTCATCGTCACGGAACGGCGCTTTGATCTGTTCCCAGAATTTAAGAATACGGGGTTCGTGCTTGGGGCCAGGTATCTCGCGCATGCCAAGGTAGCCGCGCGCCCTGGTGATCCAGTGCGGTTCAGACATTTTAGTCTCCGATTTAAAGGGTAGAAAGCAAAGGCAATCAGTCGCCACACTCACCAAGGAGCGGGCTCTGATGCCTCAGAGTTCAGACGCAGCAAGAAAGAAGGCGTCGATCTGTTGATCGGTAAAGCCCATTGCGGCGAAGCCAGCGGCCATCATCGGCTCATAGCGAACGAAGGTTCCTGAATACTCATATGCAACCTGAACGGCCCGATCCTGCGTCCCAATCCAGGAGCCGACCACGTCGATTAGTTCAGCCGCTACGAGCTGCAGTTTGAACTGACGAGAGGAGACCTGCTCCGGTACGATCGGCCGCTCCGGATCATGAGCGGCAAGGACCGTATCCAACGCGATGTTTTGCTCATCGGTCAGGTTTTCCCGCCCCGATATCTCACCATCGCCACCCCAAGTGAATGCAAGACCGGACAGACCTGCGGCGGCGATTTCCTTTGGGAAGCTTGGGCCAATTAGATCGTTCTGAGTCATGTCAGTTCCCTACCGTGACAGTGAGGCTCGGCGCGCTTGCAAGGCTTGTGCCAGTCCGCCAATTGGAGGTTCCAGACGAGGTGACGCCGTAGATCGTGGCGTAGTGATAGCCTTCGCTCAGTTCTGCGTTGGTATTTACCGCCACCACGTGTGCGCCTGTGTCGGACGGGACAAGCTCGACGCCGAGGCTGTAAATACCGTCGAAACAGATTGACGAGCCCTGTCGGACGCCAGCCCCCGATACAGAGCAGCTAGACGTGAACGCGGCCCTGGTCAGGTCATTTAGCCACGACAGAAACTCGCAGCGGATCTCGGAGTTAATTTCGACGCTTGTTATGCTCGTCGTACTGCGGCCTGTGGAGAACTCGTTTTTCAATCGAGCCGTGGAGCGGTTAAACCAGGACCGGACAAACCGCTGCGTTGGACTGTCTGCGAAGGCTGGCCCTGCCACCGGACGCACCATGCCGAGCAGCGTTCTGGTCGCATCGCCGGTCTTGATTTCCACACCGGTCGCAGCATCAATCGAGTGGCCAGTTGCCGACGCTTCTAGCGCCAAATTCCCGGCGTTGATGTACGCATAGATGTAGTACAGCGAGGAAGGCGTCAGGCCAGTAGCCGCCAAGGCCACGCCTGCAGCTGGGATCACGTAATGCGCTCCGTTTATGGTAAGGAGCCTGCCTTTGTCACGAATGAGGCGGATGTTCGCGCCGTCCAGAAAGAGTCGGCATTGGCCAAAGACAAGAGGCGCCGCATCTTGCTTGGGGCCAACGGCAGCGGCAATTGCCGCCGTTACCGCAGATGTGTCGGCCTTCGCCGCAAGGGCCGCCGTCATCGCTGCTGCAAAATTGGCGTTGTCTCCCAAAGCCGCAGCAAGCTCATTCAGCGTATCTAATTGGCCCGGCGCGCCGTCCACGAGAAGGCCAAGGATCTGGTCAACGGTCAGGAACGCCGTTACACCGTCCTTCATCGCAGGCACGAGGTGCTGACCTGAAGGCGCGCCCGCAGGATTGAGATGATCTATTCTGATCTGTTCAGCCAAAGCACGTCTCCCTAGGCAAAAGCAGTAATTTCAAGCGAACCCGTAAGCCCGCCTGGGGCGCCTTGCGATTCGTTCCAATTCGACGTCACCGTCGCTCCAAGCGAGTACCGCGTAACGATCCTGTTTGAGACGACGTTGCCATATTCCAGGCCTCCCGCCCCAACGATGCCGGTGGTAATTACGGATCCGCTGAATGCTGCTGTCGGCGTGCGCGCCCAATTGATTGCCTCAGTGCCGGTAAACAAGCTGGCAAAGTTGGAATTGAGGGCACTGGCCGCGCCGGTCTTCACGGTGCTCAGCTTCAGGCGATTGAGGTTTGCCAGATTGGTAATCGTCGGAACATTGCTCGGGTTGGTGACGACACGCGCCACAAGCATATTGTCGAATGTGCTATCGAACGAGGCATGATCCTCGCTGAGCGCCCCGGGATTGTATGCCCCATCCGCCAGGTCTTTCAGCGCGAAGCCGGACCCCGGTGTCCACCGAAGGTGATAGGTCTTGGTTGCCGCTGTCGCGAAGTCCTGCTGGACGGTGGTCACATTGTAAATTCCACGGTGCAGGAAATCATAGGCAGCAGGTACTCTAACCTGCCCCGCAGCCGGCGAAACAACCGGAAGGCGGCCATCGGCTGTCATAACTTCTGGAAAGATCGGGAGGCGAACACGCGCTTCCGTCATCAGCACGAAATTCTCATCACCGCCACTGCCCGTGGCCGCAGCTATCAGATTGTTGATTGCCTGGAGGAGCTGCGTCAGATCACTTGACGAGGGAGTGAGGCCCGCAGCTGCGATAACCGCCATAATCTCACGTTGCGGGTGCTCGACTGCACCCGCCGGCACTCTTGAGCCGGCGGTGGCGCCAGGCGTATTGCGATCCACGAAGGACGCATTGGGATCTGGGCTGCCGAAAGGAGCGTTATATTTCATTGAACCCTCTGGGGATTAGAGTGTGACGCAAATTGAGTTGCCGTATTCATCGACGATGACCGCACCGTTCTCGGTCACCAGCTCGGCAATAGCGATCCACGCTTCGGGTATTGCGAGCACCCAACCCGGCAGCTCTTGCCGGATGAAGCAAAGGATCTGTTCCGAGCCCCCGAGCGAAAACAGCGGATCGAAACCCAGCTCCGAGGCGCCTGCTTCGAAATAGGAGATCGACGCGTCGCGAACTCGCACGACGATGTACGCCTCTTCGGCCGCAGCTCCCGCCTCGTGGTAGCTGCCACTTTCGGAAAATCCGCATTCGAAAAGGCAGGGTTCTTCGATCTCGATGGCAAACCCGAAATCCGCAGCGACCCGAACAAAGTCTTCAGGATGGTTCAACGGCTCAGCCGCCACCTTCCTGCGCAGCGCGGCCAGCCGTTGCGCCGTGGATTGCTCGCCTGTGAAACACCGCTCCGGTAGGCCATGATCGGCTTCCCATTCGTCGAGCGTTTCATTGGCCGTCTGGGCACTTGACTCGCCAACCAACTGCCAAGCGCGCGCATACAGGAACTCAAACGGCGCGAGCAGCACGCGGGTAAATCGGCCGATCCACCCATCGAGCGAAACAGCCTCGCCATCAGGGCTGCCCCAAGCGGCCCCTGGAGGCCAGAACGACAGTCCTGCGGAGATGAGGTCATCATTAGTCGGTTGCGAGAGCGCATCGCCTGGCACGGTCAGAGCCATCTGCGTGCGCGGCGTGAAGCTGTTCGTCAGCGTATGCTTCCACGGAGATTTAGACATAGGTCACGGTTCCCGGAACCGGATAGTGCCCGTTGGTATACGACAGGTCGTCGAGCGGCCAATTCAGAACATGGCTCGTCTCTCCCGTCACTCCTGATATCGCTTCCGAGATCCAACTGCGCGAGAGGACGAACACGTCACCAGACACGCCTGGTCGTGCCTTGTCGTAAAGTACCTTGGCAATCGCAGCGTCGATTAAAGAACGCACCTCGTCGGTGTCATTTGAGAGGTTGGCGACAATGGGATTGAGCGCAGACGGCGTCGGGGCTTCTACCACGCTGTCGTTAACGCGGATCAGGCGCTTGGCGTCGATCGCGTTTTGCACGACGGCCACATCTCCTGATGTAGGAATGTTGTCTGATCGGCCCTTGAACAGAAAGAACACGACAAGAAAGGACGGCGTCATCGCGTCGCGATAGGCCCAAGCCTTCAGGACACCTGGCACGTCGCGAACAGTCTGCTCGTAGTCGGTCAGTTTGCCGGCACCAGGAGGATTGGCTTTGCGAAAGAGATATCGGGCGCGAAAGGCGTCCACGTCTTCCACATCAGCGCCGCCGCCGAGGCCGTCAGTGCCGACCACGAATTCGGTTTCCAGCGTCGGATAAAGTCCGGGGTCGGAAAGCGCGAGCGTTCCGCCGGCGTCGCGATTTGTGGCAGCGCCCTTGCCTTCTGACGTGACGCTGAAGCTGACGGTTCCGAGGGGACTAGTCTGGGCCGGGCTGGTCGAGACATAGACCTGCGACCCGGACCCGAACCGGATGCCTGCCGGGTAGATCGTATTGGCCAAGCCGTTTCCGGTGATGATGCCGGAGGAAGCAGCCGGCTGCTTGCGAAAGATGTTCACGTCAGCCGCATGAAGCGTCAGCATGGATATGTTCGCCGATCGGCCAAACAGCTGCTTGGCGAGATATGCCTGCCGCAATTCCAGCTCATGGCCGAGACCGGCCAGGACCTTCACAACTACGGTCACGAAGTTGTTTTTCAGGCTGGTATCGCTTCCAACCGTATATTGGCGGAACGCTCCGCGTGCCCGCGACGAAAGCTCATCCAGCGAGCGGACTGTCCACGCCATCAATCTGTCTCCAGAGGTTTTCGAATTTGCGTTGATAGATGCGGGCGCCATCGCGTCCGTAGAGACTGACGACGCAATCAAGCCGGTTCGCGTTTCGGTCGGCGGTTGCCACCGCCTCGATCCGGGCAACGGCGCCCTGATCGATCAGCGGCTGTAGAGCCTCGATCGCGTAATCCTGAGCGTCGACTTCAATCCCGTCGTAGAGAGAGCGCCGGCGCAGAAGCCACCAGCGGGAGCCAAGCGGCCCCTCGCCCTCCATCTGGTCAAAGCTGTCGCCGAACCAGCCACGGTTTTCTTCGCCGTCGCGCAGCTCACTTTCCTCGACGCGACGATCCGTCATGAGATGGATCAGCACCTGCGTCGCCAGGCCCTGCTCCGCGCGAAAGTCGCCGGGCGCCGTGGGATGGTCTGGCGAATTCATGATCAGATCGCCGACAAACCCATCCCAGCCGAGGTCCGGCGCGCGATAGGGTTCGACGCTGTCATCCTTGGGAATGATGCGAACCACTGGTGTCCTCGTCTATGGATGCGGGCAGCTAGGCCCCGTCATTGCCGTCGCTGTCGGTAATCGCGCCGGTCGCATTGATACTGCCGTTTACCTGCAGGTCACCGTTGATTGTCGCCGGACCATTGAGAACCCACCCGCCTGCCGTGGTGGTGATTGTCCGGCCGGCAACGTCGACGACGATCCCTGCCGCGACAAACTTCTGAATGTTTCCGAATGCGTCGTAGATAGCGGCGCCACCATTCTCCAGAACCGGTCGCTTTCCGGGGTGCTCCCCTCCGATGACCAGCGCGAAATCAGGCGCTCCCGGTCTAGGAAGGACAAAACCCTTCCCGCCTGCGATCGGGCTTGACGCGAAGCCATGGGGCTCCGGTCGATATATCCTTGACCAGGCGTCGCCATAAGGCCCACGGCCGGAAACAAACTGCTGTCCGCCCTTTTCCTCGACGCGGCCATCGAAATCAAAGCGCATCATTCGTCCGTGTACTCCGCGTCGATGACACCTGGCGCGGCATAGCTGCCTGCGCTTTTCCCGCGTGGGTTCTCGCCACCCAATGCGCGAGGATCGGCAAGAGAGAGCGTTGCCACGGTCATATCGTTCTGATCGAAAACGATGCTCTTGATGATCATCAGGCCCTCGATGCCAAGCCAGTCATCCTCGACTGACACGAGCCAGTTGGGTTGCCAGATCTGCCCGGCGCTATCGCGCCAGCCGGTCACCGGAATACTTGCAGTCACGCTGTTGCCAGCTGCACGTCGCGCTGACCAAACAGCCCGCTTCTTCATGCGGTCGACAGTTGTCTCGCCCTCATGCATGAGGATCAACGGACGACGTCTGGCGATGCCGGTATCCTTGACGGAAGTCTGTGGCCGGAGTTGCTGCTTGTCCGTCCCTTCCGTGGTCTGTCCCCGAACTTTGATATCGCTGAAGCGATCGGCCTCGGTAAAGGTGGCCGATGCTCCCGGCAGGATGTTCTCGCCACGCCGCAAGGTGCCTTTATGAATACCCGCCGGCTTGCTGGCGATCATGATCTGGCCTTTCGGCGTGTCATAGATCAATGCCCCGCGTCCGCGCGCGCGCCGCTCGATGGAGCTAAATGCGCTTTCGCCAAGGTCGAGCTTATGACGGGGCTCCTTCGGAAAGCTGCTGCCGTCCGTCTTGATGCCGACCCCGAGCGTGTCGAGTTCCTTGGCGATACCGACAATGTCTTTGTCGAAGATCTCGCCCGTCTTATGCTCCGCAGAGCATTCGATGAAATCAACGGTCCTCGATATCAGGCTGCAGCTGAGGGCGCGATCGGCTTCGGCGTAGCCCGTGCCAATGTCGCGGACGTAGCCCGTCAGCATCAGCGTCTGGCTTGCCATGATGGCGGCTTCCTGACCGACCGAAATCGGCAGGCCCGACCCCGTGATGACGAGGTCCATGCTCGCAGAACGCGCTGCCTCTTCTGCCGAAACGCTGATGTTGATCGATTTGATCGGCGGGAAGCCCGCAATCGTGACGTCTTCGAACATGTCAGCCTTCCAAAGCGTCGAAGCCAACGGGCATCAGCATCGGTGTCGCGGACCCGGCGATATCGACAAGGCTGCCAGCCCGCGTGGCGTCGCCATAAAGTTTGTAGGACAGGACACACGACGGCAGGGAAATTCCTGTCTCCACCCGGACAACCGGAACAAGGTCGGCAGCGATATCGGAAACCAGCCGGACAGCGACCTGCACCAGGTTCGAAAGCCATCCATAGAGATCCGCCGCATCCGCCCCGATCGATGAGGCAACAGCGAGCGCCGCATCGCCAGCAGCCGATATTCGCTCGCGCCCAGCCCGAGCCTGCGGCCTCGATATCCATCCGGATCGTCCGCCCGCCAAGGCCAGGCCGACAGCAAGCAGGATCTTGCCGGCATTGTCCGTGTCTGGATCTGCGAAACTACCCGCTTTCAGGCTATCAAACCCTTCGGGAGATGAGACGCTCTCCCCAATCACCCGTATCAGCGAGAGCAGCTCGGCTGAGAAGTCTGGGGCCGAGAGATCGGGCGCTGCGGAAATCCGCGAATTGAAGTCAGCGACATCGTCCTCATCGACAACAAGCACAGCCGCGAGATCCGCAAGCCAGGAGCAAAGCGCGTTGCGATCGGCACTCATCACAGCAACCCCGAAAAACCATTGGCAGCAGCAGTGAGCTGCGACAGGAAAGCTTCCGAAACATCTCCGAGACCGAGCGTGGCGCCGGCCTCGTTGCTGAGGGGAATGGCCGCAAAGCCGAATGCGATATATCCCTGCCGGTCCCTCTCGCGAGACCGGCTGAAATTCTCAACATAGGCCATGAACCCGCCGTCGATCGGCAGGACGAGCCGGCCCGGACCAATCGCCAGGCAAGCGACTTCCAGCGACTTGGCCTGCAGATCGCTCCCATCCCCCAGAAGGTAGGCTGTGACGTCGTAGGTCGCCGTAGCCAGGCCCGCCTCCTCGAGTATCGTGCGGCGCCCGCCTGCATATTCGTGGCGGGCGATACGCTTCCCTCCGGACAGCGCTTCCAGATCGACCCAGAAGCGCACGCCGCGAAAGCTCGCTGCCCGTAGATCTCTTTGCCAGTTGCGCATGGCACGCTCCCTATTTCATACCGGCGTTCATGGGGCGGTTGGCTGACGGCAGCATCGTGCGGCCCGTATCGGCGTTGACGCGAGGCGCGCCGTTCGGTGTCCCGATGTTTCCGAAGTTACCAAATTTGCTGGCGACCGCCGCCAGATCCTTGGCAGCGCTTGAAATGGCGGCACCAACATCGTAGCCGGCCACCTTGAAGAAAGCGGCGGAGTCTTCGATCGCCTTGCCGGCTTCCTTGCCGCCATCGGCGACCTTGCGGCCCGCGTCCTCGCCTCCGAGTTCGATCTTCAGAGCATCCTTGAATTCGTCTTTCGATGGCATCCGAAGGAAATCGGACGATAACCCGGGGCCACTCGGCATTCCGGCTGACTTCGCCTTCTCCAAACCAACACGGTTCTCGTTGTTTCGGCTGTCAGCATACTGACCATAAATCTCGGCAAGGCCTGCGCGAGGCGCCACCACCGCAGAGGGTCGAGAGCTTGGTACCGGCACCCCCGTCTTCGGCAGGTTGCGCGGATCAAGATTGCGGTCACCGCCCGGAAATTCCGGCAGACTTGGTCCCTGCGGCATGTTCGGACCCTGCTGCATCCGCTGCAAAAATTCCGGATCTCGATATCCACCCGAAAGGGCCAACTTGTCGGCTTCACTCTGGGAGCCTGCCCAAAACTGCGCGCCGAGCCAGCTTTTGCCACCTTTCACCAGACCGCTGGTTACGGCATTCTGATAGTCCACCGTCTTGACCACCGCATCCATGGCTGGAACCGCTGGCTGTGCGACGCCCCTGCCGACACTGTTCATCAACTTGTCCCAGCTGCTCGATAGCCTGTCGATACTTGCCTGAGTATCACCCGTCACTCGCGCGAGATCCTTGAAAACGGTGCCGTCGACATCTGTGCTGTTGACGGTCTTCAGGAACTTTTCATAGCTGTCCGCACTGGTCATCAGCGACTGCATGCCGAGGCGAAACTGCTCATCCGTGAAGAGGAGCGGAAGCTTACTCAAGTCGCCCTTGACGGCCTCCTTCGAGATACGCACAAAGGCCGCTACCGTGTCCTCGCCACTCTTGCGGGCAGAATCCATCTCCTTCCGGAGGTCGATGCCCATCTTCGAGAACTTGGTAGCCGTGTCGGCGGAATAGATTTTGCCGAAGATGTTTTGCGCATAGGTCGCGGCCGACGAAGCCGACCCCGTATCCTCGCGGATTGTCTGCAGGATCGAGACCAGCTTTTTCAGGCCGTCTTCCCCGGTATATCCGAGGGAGGAAAACGAGTTCGCCAAGTCTGGGATATAGGTTGCCATATCCTTCAGCTCGAACTGACCAGCCTTGCCGCCGGCGACCATGATGTCGAAGGCATGCTGCATCTGACTGGTTTCTAACTTAAGAGCCGAGGCGGCCTTGATCGCAGTGTTGGCGATATCGTCGGTGGCGGCTCCGGATGCCTGCGCGGTGGCCAGAACCGATGGAAGGAAATCCATCGCTTCTTTCAGATCCATGCCCGAAGCGACAAGCGTATCGAGTGCGGTCACGCCATCGTCGACACCCATGGCAAGCTGTTTGGTGATTGTCTGGATATCACCAAACGCCGCCTTCGTTTCGGTCGCGCTGGCATTGGCGGTGATGCCGATCCTATTCATCTCGCGTTCGATCGCCGCGAAATCGGTCAGTGCCTTCTTGGCGCCGTAGGCCAGAGCGGCAGGTGCAGCGTATCGGAGCATAGCTCCGAACGCCGCCTGCGTGCCCTTCGCCAAGGCGCCCTGCTGGCGATTGAACGCAGCCGCACGCTTGTTGATATCAGCCATCTTGTCGGCGACGCCCTTGAGCGTTTTGCCGGTCTTGTCGACCGCCGAGATTTTCAGCCGTGCTTCGACTTCGCGTGTCATGATCAACCTTTGGTGAAGCCCATGGCGCGGTTAACCCACCACGCGATTTCCGATAGCGTCATCCGCTGGACGGCAGCTGCGTCCCATCGGAGCCTGAAGACGAACTGGTCGGCGGCGCTGGCGAACCTGTCGGCGCCGCCGTGTGGAAAAAATCGCAGATTCCATCCTGCAGCTTTTTCGTGTCGGCGAAATTCAGACCAGCGATGTCTTTATATTCTGGGCTGATGATCAGGCGTTGGGCGTAAAAATCGACGACCTCGTGGTACGTGACCACCATTACGCCACCGTGCCCGTTGGGCTGACCTTCCTGCGGGAAGCCCTTTCCTGACATGATGATGTCCTGATAGGTGGGCTCACGCAAAACAATGCGGTCGAACGGCGTTTCCCCCGGCGGCTCATACCGCTTCGATAGCTTGAGGACCTTGTCAGCCATAGCTAGCCACCAGTGCGACGGTAGGCGTCAGCGGTGATCGTCAGGCCACTGACCTCACCATTAAGGCGATTGTTCTCCGATTCGCCTGAGAAAAACGCGTCGATATAATGGTGGGTGACGCCTGTGTTTTCCTCATTGATTACGATGTTTTGCCGGGGCGCCTCGATCAGGGCGGCAAGGTCGATGCCACCATCCTTGAAATTGACGGTTGCGCGCGGCGCCGTCGGTGTCATCACGCGATCGGTCGATCCGTCCTGGTTCGTGGTCGCCTCTACCGACATTCGACCAGCCATCACGTTGAATGTGCCGCGGAGCGAAAGGGTACCGCCGGTCGAAAGACGGACGTTCATGCGTCCGCCAAAATCTTTGCCAGACATGGCTGCTTCTCCTGAAACCTATGGGAAGGGATGAGAGGGCGTCGCCGCCCTGCCGTTATGCGTAGACGCGGGCAAGACCAGCGAAGATGTCGAGCGGGTTGGCCCGGTCGATCGGCAGGATGATGTTGACCCGGTTGCGGTTGTCCGCATCGCGCGCGACGGTGATCTGGTCGAGTAGATCCTGCGACGCCTCGACGACGCCGCGCGTCTGAAGCTGCACGGACGAATTTACCAGGGTCGCCTTTATATCCTTCGGCGTACGCAAGTTCGGGTTGTTCGCCGGGTTGTCGTCGACGATTGCCTTGTTCGAATGTTCATTCGCCAAGGCTGCTCGATGGAACTTGAGCGCATAGGTTAGCTGGTAAGGCGCCTGAATATCGCGAAAGACAGTATCCGGAACGCCGTTGGTCGTCTGCTGCTGCGTGATGATCTTATCGGTGATCACGTCGCCGCTGCTGTTGACCTTCCAAGCCGACACGCCATTCTTTAAAAGCGCATCGCGCGTGGCGTACCCCGGCCAGTAGGTCCGATCACGCGGCGCAAGCACACCCTCGACCTTGAGGCCCGTCTGGTTGACCGAGACGCGACCGTCCGAGCCGCTTCCGAGCAATGGCGCAATCCGCCCGATCATCGCGGCAACGAACTCGTAGTCGGGCGTAGCATTCCCGGCGTTGGTGAAGATCGGGATCATCGACAGATGCCAAGTGTCCTTGGCTACCGCCGAGGCCGTCAGCTCGCTGGTCGTGCCCATCTTCGGATAAAACACGTGGCCGTAGAGCTGCTGTGCGTACGACCAGCGTCCGGCGGTGTTGTTGTGAAAGTCGTCGAGCTTGGTCCGATTGGCGTCGTCTCCAAACGCTGAGATCACGATTTCGAATGGCTCATCGCCCATGGCCGCGAGGATTGCCGACACATCAGGAACACCAGCCCCGGGCACGGTCGTTGCAAACGTCAGAATGCCATTGAAAGCATTGCCGCCTTCGATCACGGGAACGAAGGTGTCGAGACGTGTCGCGTAGGCGCCTTTGTGACGCGCCGTGAGCGTGACGACGTTTGTCGCAACCGTCGCTGTGAACGGAAGGCTCTTCTTCGAAGCTGGATTGAAATAGGCATTGATGGCCACAGCAAGGAGGGTCGCGACAGCATTTGCTGTGGTGCCCGCTGCAAACTCTATCGAGACATCTTCGCCAGCAATCTGAAGCACGCCTTGACCACCATCGGCTGGAATGACGCCAACGGTCACGGTTCGGATTTCTGCCGTACCAGTATCGGCAACTCGGCCGAGATAAAGCTCCTGGCTCGGCGCGTTCTGGAAAACACGGATCACCATGCTCTCCAGCATCGAACCGCGACCAACTAGGGCGCGGGCTTCGTTGACGCTGGAGCAAAGTACGATCCCGCTTTCTGCCAGCGAACCAGCAGCAAGGCCGTGGCCAAGCAGGGCCATCTTGGTTTCGGAGGAGAACTGGCCGGCCGACTCTACGTCGAAGGCAAGAAGCGGGGCGACGATATCGCCGGGGATGTTGGCTACCATGTGACTAATCCTTCTTCGGAGGCTTGGCGGGCTTGGCCTCGATCAGATCGCCATCCCTAACCAGGTTGCGTTCGAACTGGTTGAGTTCGTTGATAGGCCGGCCGTCTTGTGGCCAGCCACCAGGGATCACGCGACCAGACGCCGCGATATAAATCGTCTTCATCGGTTCTCCGGATGTCAGGGCGCGGTCGGGCCGACGCCGATCTCAAGTTGTTCTTCCCCAACCGCAACCACGCCACGGATTATGGACAGAGAGGGTGCGGCTTCGGCTGAAAAATACTGCCCGAGAGCAGCAAGCTTGGCCTTCGCATAACTCTGCGCAGGCAAGGCTTGGAACACGGACTTGATGGGTTCGGGCAGACCCTCACCGTCAAAATCGTCATCATGAATTTGGCAATGGAAGCGCATGGTGACGCGCTGCCAGCGCAGCCCAAGTTCAGGAACAGCAAACGTTTGCTCCTCGATCTTGATGATATGATTGACGATGGAGCGCCAAAGGCGCCCCGAAGCGCTCCGCTCGAGCAGAAAGCGAACCTGAGCGCACAGCGCCGCCAAAACGAGGCGAGCTTCCGGATCGGTATCCGCCATCGCATCGGCGAAATCGCCGTGCTCGTCTTTCGATGCCACGGCCAGCTCCACGACGACATCAAGCATAGCATCCGCCACCGTGTCGTCGGCTGCCGCCAAAGGCCCGCGCAATGATACGCCGCTCTCGGGCGTATAAAGCGCCAGAATGGGCGTATAGTTTCTGCCCTGGTCTAGATCCTCGATTGCCACGGATCGACTATCGAAGACGCGAGGACCCGCCAGCGTTGGAAAACCCTCCCCTGCCATGGCAGCCGATGTCGGGCACAAGACCTCGATTGCTGCCAGTCTCAAAGCCTCAGCAGCCAGCATCATGCCCTCGATAGGTACCAGGCCGGTCTAGCCGTGCCATCTTGCTCTTTCGCTACAATAGTCCAGGTGACGCCGGCGGCTACGTCAACGACGTAATCGTTACGGTCGGGCTGGTATGGCCAAGAGGTGACGAGAGCCGTCAGAACGGCGTCGTACGAAACCGTGCCACTCTTGACCCCGGTATCCACCGAGAAATGCCGGGGAATACGGTCGCTTGGTGGTTCAAGGTCAATGGTTCCCTTGAATTCAAACGCGAGGCGGCTCGGATCATCGCCTGCCACATGGTTTGCCGTGAGCCCACGCCTGCGAGGCTGAAGCCTGCAGAGGGTGTAGTCGAAGACCTCGGCGCAGGCCTCGAACGTGAAGGCGCGCGCCGCTTCCCAGTCTACCATGGCGTTTAGGCCCTCAACACAGCCAAAGCATCTTCTGCGGCTTTCAGCTCATCTGCGGCCTCTGCCTTCTTGACCATATCGTCGCCTGCTTCGCTGACTGCGACCGATGCAGTCGCCACGCGGGCCTCAGCCTCCGCTATCGCTTGCGCTCTCGCCTTGTCCGCAGCGTCGTCTACGGCGGCCTTCTTGGCTGCCGTCTTCTTCTCCGAGGATGGGGTGGAACCTTCGCCATCGACCGTTGCTGTTGCCTCGACAGCGAAACGATCGTCGATCAAATGGCGCCCGTATCGGAACGGAACCTTGACCGGCTTCTGTGCCGGAACATCAACGTCGGCAGGCTCACCCAACACGGATGCAGGGATGATGCCGCCCTGCGGGAAGACGATGGTGATTGTTTTACTGGACATACTAGTGATCCTTCCTGTTGCCGAGACCCAGCTCGGCGCCCACACTGAAGAACAGGAAGCCGGGAGAAACCCGGCCTCCTTACAATTTACATGCCGGTGAGCGTTAGGTGAGCTTAAGCTTGCGGAGAACTTCAGGCCGAGTGCAGATTGAAATCGGGTTCGACTGGACTTCCATGTCGTAACCCTTCTTGTTCGGTAGCTCGACTAACTGAGCATAAAGAGGAAGGCCGGGGGTGTTGACCGTCTCGTTGTAGTCTGCTGGCGCGAAACGCGTGATGTAGAGATCATCAACCCCGGTGATTGCCACGCGAGCCTCGTCGGCTGCGATGTACGGTGCGCCGAGATCAGCCGTTGCCTTCGCGCCCGTCTTATACCGCTCCCAGGTAGCATTGCCCCAAGTGAACACATCCGGCACGTCCTGGCGGAGAACTTGCGCTCCGTCATTGTAGACAAACGTGTCCCGAACCGATTTATGCTGCCAGAGCATCTTGTGGAAATCCCGGCCCGTGAAGACGCGGATGCCTGCGTAAGGCTCATCGAGCGAGTCCTCAATCGAGTAAATGACATCCTGCCAAAGGCCCATGACAAGGGTGGCATCAACGTCCAATTCCAACGAGACGTCGGCAGGCACTCCAATGTTGAAAGCATTGTAGAGATTGACCACAACTTTTCCGGATTTTGCGGTGACGATGCCCTTGAGAGCACCGACACGCTGGTGCTCAAGCGTCATGGTCAAATCCTGACCGTGACGAATGGCCTTGCGATTGACGCGCCCGACAACGGACTCAAGCGAGGTTTCTGTACCGAACTCCCTGACGTTCTGAACTTCATCTGCCAGAACTTTGTCATCGCGCTGATAGTGAGGAACAATGACGGGAACTTTAGTGCGGTCTTCGTCGCCTGTGGTTTCGCCGGCTCCGCCACGTTCCGTCGGCTCGACCAGACCAAGTTTGCCGTTGCGGCGCTCGATCGATATCATCGTCGTTGTCACGCTGTCTTCCTGGAAGATTCCAGAGGCGCTGACCTGACCTGGACGATAAGGGACAGCGTTGACAGCGGCCGTCAGGCTTTCAAGGCTGAACGGATCGGAGGTATGGACATTTGGTGCGGTCACGGTCGTTCTCCTTATCGTGCCTTGATGGTGACGGCGCGCAGCTGGGTCAGCTTGGCCGCTCGTTTGGTGGCGTCATTCACCGTTGCCTCGAAGATCAGCATCAGCGACTTAACTTCGGCGTCGTTAGAAATGCAGACGGCCGGGACGTCAGCGGAGGTCGCATCGACCTCGTAGCCAAGGATCGCGACAGCGGTTTCGGCGCCTTCCTTGCCGGCGACGCTGGCGTTTGGAGACGGTACATACTTGCTGTCGGCCGTCACCTTGCCGAGGACCGTGCCAGCGGAGAGCTTTCCGGATCCCGACTTGATGGTCAGAACTTCGCGCGACAGCATACCGTTCGCTTCCGAAAGGATGAAGGCAAGATCACGCGGGGTTTCAGTGAAGCTGGTCGCCATAATCATGCTCCCTTCGGGGTTGCGCGACGCGCGGCGAAGATGGCGTCACGGTTGATGGTTGCAGCGGCAGCTTTTCCGGCAGTCGAAGCACCGGGCATGGCAAGGTTGGCGGCAGCGAGGCGCTGAGCCTCATATGAGGCTGCCGCCGCGATTGCCGGGGCTGCTGCCGCATCGGGAGCAGCCGTCGGGATCGACGCATCCGCTGCTGGCACGTTTGCCACGACGAAGGCGACAACGGCTTCCGCTGCCATGTCGGGTGACGACGTGGAGAGATCGAGCGCCGCGCTCATGCGCTTAGCGTCGCCCTTGACGCCCTCCGCGCTGAGAATGGCAGTCATGCGGTCTGTGGCCGCCCTGAAACCGCTGTTGCCCCCAGAGGCGGCAGCAGCGGCGGCGGTGGCGAGCGCGGCGACAGCTGAGGCTGCACCTGCTCCAGTCTGTGGATCAGACATGTTCGCTCCGGTTGTTGATGCCTCTGCAAGAGGCGCTTCTGGAATAGATGCAAGCGCATCCACGTCACCTTCGTCTGACACGAAGGAATGAGAAGCCGTTCCGGGGCGCACGGCGGCCCGGATGGCAGCAATCAAACTGGTCATTGTAGTCTCCTGGGGTCAGCCCCGGTTTACTTCCTTGACGAAGGCGTCGAATGCCTCAAGCGGGTCACCGACAGCGTCGGCGAGGCCCAAACTCACGGCCTCTAATGCATCGAAAACGCCGGCTTCGGTTGCGAGAGCCTTGGCTTTGGAAATGCGCCCACGCCGGCCCTTGGCGACAACTTCCGCGAAATCCTGACGCATACCCTCCGCCTCCGCCTGCCACTTCTCAGCGAGGCTGGCATTGAGCGGCTCATAAGGGTTGCCATCCGCCTTCTGCTTCCCCGCGCGGATGATGGTGAGGCGAATACCCTCATCATCAAGCGCCTGCGAATAGTCGGCGTGGATCATGATCACACCGATCGAGCCGGCGCCCCCATAACGCGGGATGACGATCTGTCGCGCCTGCGAGGCCAGCAGGTAGCCCGCGGAATAGGCGTGGTCCGTAAGGATCGATATCGTCGGCTTTTCCTTCGACAGCTGCGCCATCGCTGCTGCCGTTTCGAAACCACCGTTCACCTGGCCACCGTAGCTGTCGACCTCAAACGCGACACCACGAACCAAGCTCGATCGCCTAGCCATCGATATCTGAGCCTGAAGTCCTTGATAGGAGGTCTCGCCGGAGTTCGAACCGACCCACCCACCCTTGTGGACCAGACTACCTTCGACTGGAATGATCGCGACATTGTCGACCATATCAAAAGGCAGAAGGCTTGCCCGGTTGTAGGCTCGCTCGATGCGCCCGCCGACCTTTCCGGCTAGTGGTCGCCCGTTTCCTCCACCGACGTGGTCAATGGCACCCTCTGGGCTATTGATGACAACCGTGTCGCCAGCAATGCGGCTACCCAACCCCTGCAGGAATGCCTCGGCCTTACGAGGATCGTACATCAGCGGCGTATTGAAGACCCGCTGGGCAATCTGTGCATAACGAAAGCTCATGACGTTCCCTCAGAACCGCAACCGCATGCGCCGTGTCGGACGGCAACCGGTCGTCTTCGCTTGGCAGGCTGCCTGGAGCCTTACCAATTCCTTGTCGATATCGGTGATGCTCGACGACGCGACCTTTATCCGCTGGTGCATGACCGGAGACCGGATCTCGGATTCCTCGATCTGCTCACCGGCGAGACGCTTTACCCGTGCCGTATAGAGCACGGCATAGAGCGCACAGGGATCATCGGCATCGATCGTGACGCTGCCGATCTTCACCGAATTGGTCATGCGTCCACCTTGTTCTTGCCTGCTGGCGTGTCGCCGTCTGCCGCCGCGTCGCTTGGCAGGCCACGTTCGAAGGGCGATTTCATGCCAGCATCAATGTATCGATTGTGCCAGTAGAGACGGCTTTCAAAGACCTCTTCCGGGTCCCCGCCGTCTTCACTGATTTCCTGCTCGAGCGTGCCGGTACCGTTGACGATGCGCTCGCTGGCACCCTTGGCCTTTTTGACATCATCAGCGGTCGGCTTGCTCGGACCAGTGCAAAGCGCCCATAGAATGGCTTCCCGGTTGGCGCGGTAAACCTCGATGCCGCCCTTGAACGGCGTCAAGCCTGTCTCGATCCGCTCATCGACCCAACTCGCGTACGGGATCAGGACGTGCGGTGATGCGATGCGATCGGTGCGCCGCCGCGCGATTGGCCAGGTGGATGCATTTTCCATCTGGGTGCTGGCATAGGTCGCCTGCGTGAAGTCGAGAGTATAACCACCGTAGGTGATGCCGAGGGCTCTTGCCGTTTCCCTGTTGAAGGTGCCGATGACATCCTTGTGGTTCGGGCCGGGAGCTGTGATGTTCTTGAATTCCATGTCCTCACCAGGCGCGAGGTGCGAAACGCCGGCACCCGGACCAAGACGGATCTCAGATTCCGCGGCACGATCGAGCTGCGCCTTGAAGTAATCGACAAAATCAGACGCGATATCGGCGGCGCCATCGCCGCCCGCCTCTTTCATCATGTCCAGAGCTTCGAATGCTTCAGCGCTTGGCTTGTCGCTCTTCAGAATTGCTGCATAGATCGTCTGCAGGAACATCAACTGCGCGGTCGCATCATCGACGTTTTCTGCCATCAGGTATTTGCGGAACGTCGTAACAAGCGGCGAAATCCCGCGAACATCGTCACTCGAAAATGGATCGTAGGCATGCATGACGGACTGGCGTCCCTGCGCGTCTCTTGCCGGGTAATCCATTTTCTGCCTGAAGCCATCCCGCTTCTCTTCGAAGCGATACGCGATCGGGCGCCCGTAGCTATCGTGAATGACGCCCTGATAGAGGCCTTCCACGTCGTTGGTGTCCTGCACCAACTGCTGCGGCGACAACAACAGAAACTTCGTGCCGGTCTTGGTGCCAGGTAGACGCTGCGACCGCGGAACGAAGTCACAGACGCCGACGCTTTCGCCGAACGCCAGCCAGTGCCGGACGCCGATATCCGTCATTTGCGGAATGGTCCACTTGGCGCGAAAATCGCACTCCAGTGGGGTCCACGCATACACCTTCCACTCGGCTTTCAATTCGCGGATCCAAGCGATTGTTTCCGCTGGATTGTAGCCGAACCGGGAGAGATCCGGACGCGGGTTAAGCTGCAGCTCAATGCCAACAGTATCGGCAATGATCTGATCGGCCGCACCGCGGAGCTTTCCGCTGTTCTGCAGAAGATCCATCGCTAGGCCGGCCGCACGGGTCCACACCCTGCGGATCTCGTCGCGATGCTCCCGCAGCGACGCTGGTCGAGCGGCGATCACTCCTGACTGGGTGTCACGCATGTAACCTGCGCTCGTACCAGCCCTGACCCTGACCCGTGGCTTTACCGCCGCTTGTTCCATCGATTTTTGGTGTCCGTTTTCTTGTCAACCGGAAGCGATCTTGGCTCCGGTACCGTTGGTTGCGGCGCTGCGACGACGACGCTGGGCGGCGACAACAGGTCGATCGGTGTCTCCGGCTGTTTGATTGCCCGCAAACGCGCCCATTCCGATTTCGTCATGCGCGAAAGACCGAGGTGTTCGGCCATCGCCATCGCAATTACTCGGCAGTCGAGAAAGTGGTTATGCTCGCGCCGTTTCTTCCATTCCTCGCGGAACTTCCCTTTGATCAGCTTTTGGTCGAAATACTCCGACGTCAGCTGCTGGAAATATTCCTCACCAAGCCAGTCGCCGAAGTGGCAATAGCCAGGAGGATCGGCAATTTCGCCGGCAGCTAGACCAGTCTTGTGCAAGTTTCCGTAGAACTCAGCCTTGAGCGGCCACGTTCCTACCGGCCAGCTCATTGCGGAGCCTACGCGTTTGCGCTTACCCCGCCGATTGACGGACTTTCTGGCTGGCGCACTGATGGCCGGCACACCACGGCCAGGCATACCCTTGGTCGCGTAAGCATTCGGATGACGACGGCACCACTCAAGCACCTGGTTGGTCCGGTAGCCGGAATCGACGCCAATCGCTTCCAGCCGGCTTAAGACCCCATAGGCGTCGGCAAACTCTTGAGACACGAACTCGTCGAGAAGCTTCCATGCACCGGACTGGGGATTATCAGTCGCCCCCTCGAAGAATTCAGCGAAGACGGTCCAGCTTTGGCGATCCTCGCTGAACCCGACACCTTCTGCATAAATTCCGTAGCTCTGCACATCGCAGCCGACGGTAAAGATCAGCGCCTGTGCGGGTAAAACATACTGGTCGTAGGTTTCCCGCCGTTCCATCAGCCTCTGATGGTCCGGGGCGTTTCCCTTCATCTGGTAAGGCAAGGCGCAGACGAGGTTCTGGTAGTCCTTCGCGCCGGCTTCGCCTTTGGCCTCGTATGCGATCTTGTCTTCCGCGATGGCCTCGTAGGACATCATCAGCGACATGAAGGCGTCGACATGAAAGCCCGGATGGCGATCCGGCTCTGAGAAAGTAGGGATGTACCGCCCTTCCCGGACAGCCATCACGCGCTCCATCTCGGAGATGTGATGGTCGCACTTCACGCACCGCATGAGTGTTTTGTGCGGCTGCTTCTTGTCGATCAGCAGGTTGGCATCAACCTGCACCTGTTCCGTGACGCATTCAGGGCAACGAATATACCAAAACCGCTGATCCGAGCGACGAAAGCCGCGGTCAATACGGCAGTGTCCCGGGCCCTCGCCCATCGCGTCGCCGCTATCCAGTTCCGGCGTTGAAAGTTCGAGGATCTTGTAAGTCTTCTGGCGGCGAAACGCCGTGAAACGACCGAAGAACAGATTCTCAGGATCGGCGCCATTCGGAAGCGCCTGCCATTTGGAGACTTCGTCTTTCACCCCGAAACGGGTCGTCTTGGCCGAAAGGTCCATGACGGTATTGGCGTTTGCGAGATACAGGGCGCCGCCCGGAAACTTCTTCTCGTAAGTCGTCGACCCGACGCCCGAGCGGCTGGTGGTCGGCATGATGATCTGCTTTTTCGTGTGCTTCTGCCACGCATCGATCATCGGCTGCAGCTTGCCGGAATTGATGTCCTGCAGAGCGTCGAGCCCCGGAACGCCGTAAATGGCATTGTCAGGGCAGTTCTCCGCTATGTAAATCATCCAGGCGAGAGCGAGGATGGAGACGCCGGTCTGCTGCGCCTTCCGCACTGTTACCAGGTTGGAAGGATGCTCCTGGCTTAGGCACTGTGCGATCTCCAGAAGATACGGAGCATCCTCGGGCGACCAGAGTTCACCCTTCTTCGGACCATCGACCAGAACGATATTCTGTGGCAGCCAGCGATCGAATGGCACTGGCGGCTGCGGCCGAAGCGCGCGCGCCAGAGCGGAGGTCACCGCTCTGATGGCGCCTGGGTGAACAGTCACGCGTCCTCATCCTCTATCAGCGGATCCGTTTCGGTGGCGGCCTCCGCAATCTTGACCAGCTTGTCGGCCATCTCGTTGCCGATCTCGAAAGCAACCTGGCGAAGCAGAACGCGAACGCCGTGTACACCTTCTTTCGAAACAGCAAGGGCGATCTCGTCGGCACGATTGGGAAGCCGTTTGATGACCGCCTGTAGCTCCGCACCAGCCATTGCGACCGCCTCTGACGTGCGATCCTTGCGAAGCAGTTCTCCGCATTCCTCTTGGTGACGAATCTTTTCGCGCCCGACTTTAAGCCATTCTGACTGGCGACGGGCTTCCTCGAAGCTATCTTCAGATCTGAGCTGCGGCGGCGCGTCGCCTGCCGATCTACCATCGACGGACCGGATAGGCGCCGTTGCCTTCGCCGGGTTTACGTGGCGCTGTCGATAGTGGTCATAGTGGGCAAGCGAAATACCCAGAACCTGTCCCTGACTGCCTCGCTCAACCGGCGTTTCTTTTCTCTCCTCAAGAAGCCTTTTAACGGTCTTCGACACCGCTGGTTTGGAAACACCATCGCGCGCAGCAATCTGCGCGATCGAGGCCATGACATCGCTCATCGTTAACCTGTCTGTTAACCCCGGCGTTAACGCCGTTAACCCCGTTAACCCAAGTTCTGGCAAGCAAAAACTGACAGGCTTTCGGGGTCGTCCCGGCCCGCAGGTGGTCGGATCTTCGTACGGTCCCTGACCGAGGGGGGGTGCCGGCGGCCCGTCCGAGGGGGGTGCCCGGCGGCCCGACCGAACCTCACCGAGGGAGGAGACGCTCGATTTCGTGAAGGACGCGAGGCGCAAGGTTCTGTTCGATGATCTCCGCCAACACATCGAGATAAACCTCGGGGTTGTTAGTGATCGCATGAGCAGGGTTGGGTCCGAACAATTCACGGATCGGCAGTCTCTTGTCGCCTACCCTCATCGCTACGGCTCGGTGCCCGCTATCCATCTCCGAGAGAAAGGCATGGGCATAAGAACCGCGGCCCCGAACTCTGACGCCTCGTGATGTCTGGGTGGCGCCAAGCTTTTGCAGCGGTATCCAGCCTGACTTGACGATGACTTCCTGTGTGTTGCCGCCGGCATTGAAGCGCGATGTCGTCAACTTCCGGACCACACCGGGAGGCAGCCTTGTATGTTCGGCGTTGCGCTTGACGATGCGAGACCGCGCCATCTCGCGCATGCGGCGCATCGCGCTAGCCATGGCTTTCGTTTTAATTGCTTCCGGCAGCGCCTTGATTGCCCGCGACAGATTGAGAATCTCGCTCGCTTCGAAACGAAATTCAGCCGTCACGAGCACACTCCAATATCGGTTGCCGCCATTACAGCGGCGAGGATCATGGTCGCCTCCATAGTCCGGAAACGCAAAACCCGCCGGGCAGCTGCCTAGCGGGTTTCTCTAATCTTTTTCAGTGTGCTTAATGTATGTCAACCGACTGCCGCATTGCAATCCCGAATTCTAAGATTTAATTCAAGCACTTTCAATGGCTTGAGGCATGGTTGATGCAGCTCTATGGGCTGCCCATGGAGACCGATCCGGCGAAAACGGCAGTATTGAATTGCTGCTCAGCCGCCCGGAAAGATCTGCATGAAGGATTTCGAGCGCGCTTTGCCACAGTTGCCAGTCCAATCGGGATAGGATTGCGCCGCGCAACGGAGCGGAAAGCTCGTATTTTCGATAGGCACCGCGCATTGGCCTCTGCTTCTTACGATCAAAGCCGTCGGCTTCGTAGTTGTATGCGCGCCCGAAGCCATCCTTGGCGGACTTCATTACAAACCAGAGCGGTTTGCCGTTTACAGACACCATCTGCGCCTCGGGCTGTTCGACTGACCAATCCGGCCCACGCCCAAGGATCGCGTATGTCACCACCAGGTTGACAACATGCCGACCGCTGAGCGCGTCTGGCTTCAGGCGCAAAGCCTCCACGGTGTTCTCAACTTCGGCTTGGATGAGGCCGAATTCATCCCGCCACTCAGGAAATGGCTTCCAGCCTTCGCCGATCTCAAATCCACCGCGCGCGGCCAACGCCTTAACTGCATTGCCGGCCGCGACCGCATCTGCATGCGGATCGCCTCCAGCCATGTAGTCAGGGATAACTCCGTATCCGTTTGGCGAGCGATCAATCAACGTGCCCAGTTCGGCCACAGCGCTCATCATATTCCAAGAACCCGCAATGCTCGGCCCGTAGTCATTGCCAGCCCCGACCTTGCACAGCTCCTGGGTAAAAGCCCAAGTCAGAAATTGATCAATGGTTACTTTTTTCATTTTCTTTTCCTTGGAGATAGTTGAGATAGTTTTGCGATAGTTTAAGCGATAGTTTTGTTTAATGATTTCAATTAGTTCGATAGTTGCGATAGTTCTTCCGTATTACATGGATGATTTCTCACACCCCTCGCCCCACTTTTCTTAATACTAGGCACGCGAAAACTATCGCAACTATCGCAAGCCATTGAATTCATTGACCCCTCACCCCCTGCGAACTATCGCAAAACCCTCGCCAGAACTATCGCAACTATCGCAGCGCAAGCGCAAAACAGAGACAGTTCCCGAGGCCTCGGGTGGGGTTCCGGGGTCATCAGAAGACATCGGGCAAGGGTTCATCATCGCTGAACCGGCCAGGCGGCGGCTCCGGCATATCGGAGGCGTGCGGCTCGGGCACGTCACGCAATCGGATGCCATTGTAGTAGTGGAGGCGCTGGGTGGTGTCTTTCTTGAACTTCTTCGACATAGCCCGCCCAAAGGCGGTGACGTTCATTGGTTTGCCGCCCTCGTCCTCAGTGAAACGGCAATAGGCGGAGTAGAGGAATTTTGCCTGCAGCGGGTCTGCCGTTTCGTCCCTCACGATACATCGCGCCACGAACGCCGACGTTCGATCCATGTCGTCGCGATAGTCCTGCGTAGCGCTTCGCACCGCGTCCGGGATCACTAGGCCTTCCTTAAGGTAGATCCTTACGCCCTCTATCAACCAGTTGAGGATGCCGGGATACTCGGGCCTGAAATAACCAAGCATATCCTCAAACTCTCGCCGTTCAGCCTCTGGCACCTTTACGGGCCAATGCACCACCGCCATTCGCCGCCAGATGCCGTCATCATTGCCGCTGATTTTTGGATAGCCGTTGCCGCTCATGATCACGACGAAGATCGGGTCGAAGTCCATATAGCCTGCGAACAAATCACGGGCCGTGATGGTTTCGCCCCCCGTAAGCTCTTTCACGAGATTCTCTTTGAGATCTTCACCTTCAGGCAATTCCTTCACACGCAGCAGACGGCGGCCTAGTAGGCGGGCGAGGTCCGGAGATGCGCCTCCAGACGATCCGCTCTCCCCGATCAGACTGGTTGCGGGTAGCGTGACCGCCACCTCTCCCAGCAGTCGGCACAACGTTTCCATGTAGACAGACTTGCCGTTTGCCCCGTCGCCGTAGTGGAAGAAGAGATACTGGACAGTGATCCCAACAAGGCCGAGGCCGGACGAGACCTGCACCAGGCGGCGAACGGCCGGGTCCGGGAGCATAGTCTCGAGGAACCGCATCCATCTCGGGCAGGCGGCCTTCGGCTCATAGCGGACAGGTGCAACATGCGTGATCAGGTCTTCGCGCCGATGCCCGTCCGTCACTTTCACATCCGCCTCAATGCAGATTTCGATGGTCTCCGGAACGTTTGGCGTTTCCTCGCGGCTAATGAATCTCGCGTTCTTCTGCCGTTGCATCTTGCGCTCAAAACGAAGTGTCGCGTTCTGAACCGCGAAGCGCATCCGATCTGCGTTCAGATCGTCGGGAGTGCGAATGATATGTGGCGCGGCGCAGGCGAGTGCAGCATTCATACGGGCAATATTCTTCGATGAAACAGCATGATCCATCCGTCTCTTCACGCGTTTGCTGAAGGCGTCAAGTGCTTTCTCCCGAGCGGCCAACAGCCTTCGCTTGCCCACATCGACATCCTGACCCGCGGCGTCCATCTCGGCAGCGATTTTGCCCGCCTCAATCCGCTCCTGCTCCGACTGGGTCGGTTTGATGTAATGCCGCTCCTGTCCGATCCTGTCACCGAGCTGCTGCGCGATTGCCAGTGCCTTCGGACCGCCGTTGGAGATATCCCAGTGCGTCCCGGTCCAGACGCCGTAGAGCGCCGACTTCGCCTTCTCTTGGCTGATTACAAGAAGATCCTGTCCGAAGTGCTTCAGCAACCGCTTGCCATTGTCGGTGTCTGAGTGATCGAGGCCGGCGCAATATTCCAACGTCGCCTTCAGATCGTCGTCGACGGGCGGCGGCGGCCCTTGCTCGATAGTTTCATCAGAGTCGTCTGAGACGGGTGGGGTTTCGGGGTCACCTGTGAAGCCACGCTGAACACCGGCTTCTTGGATGATCTCTCGGAGACCACCCGGCATATCGACGGAGATATTATCTTGCATGCGCGCCCTCAAGCCTTCTCGGATAGCAGACTGGCGAAATCCTTGCCCTGCGGGGGCCACCAGATGTTGATATCGCGGCCGATCTTGGCCAAACGGGCTTTCGCCCGCGCCATCGCAGCCGCGGTGAAGTAGAATTCGCTGTCGCCGTCGGCGAGCAGCACAAGTGCCCGAACGTGATCAGGCAATTGGATCGCCTCGGCCGCGCTCTGATCAGCCTTCGGAAACGGATAAACGCGCACCTTCTTGCCGGCACTGTCCAGGTGAGTTTCGCTTCGACCCTTGGCCCGATCGGCCGGTCCGGACAGATTGCCCAGATCGCCCGCCGCGAAATAGAACGTGTCAGCCCGAAAGCTCTCGTATCCCGCAACGGCAGCAACGGTCTCGATCCCCTCGCCGCCAATCCACCGCAACGCTGACATGTCCCCGAGCACCGGCACCAACGAGCCTTTCTTGGTGCCCCGCATCTTCTTAGTCGTCAGGCTTTCGCCCTTCTCATCCTTGCCGAGGTCCGGTCGGTACTTCGGCGCGTTGCGCAGATCGAGCCATGTCTCGTGGCAACCGGTCACGCGCCCCGCCAAGTCGACAAACGGAGCAATCATCGCCGGACCGGCGTAAATCGACACCGGTCGCCCCTGCTGATCCTGTCCGTGCCAATAGCTGTGGCGCTCACTGAAGCGGAAGTTCGAGAAGGCGGCAGCCGGCATCACGTATCCGGTGCGACGCCGGAGATAGGCACGGATCATTTTTGCACCGATCGTTTCGTCGTCGATGCATTCCTGAGCGTTAAAATAAATGCCTCGTGCCTTCCGCACTTCACGGTCGCGAAATTCATTCTGCTGACGCTCACGCTCGGCTTCTGATGCATCGAGTTGAGCCCTGCTCTCGGCCATTCGTCGCTCACGTGTCTGACACTCTTCCGGTGTCTCTCGCTCTCCACCTTCCGGAATAGGCTCACCGAGGACGGCCGAGCACGCTTCAAGATATCCCGACCGGGAATTCAGATCGTAACGAAGCAAGTATCCGGCGAGACCAATTGCCGAGCGGCCCCCGGTCTCGGAGTTTCGGCAGTTCCATGCCTCTTTGCTGGCGCTAATCGAAAATCGATCGTTGCCGCCACAGCGCGGGCATGGCTGGCCTCTGTCGCTGGACCAAGCTGGCCGGCCGGTACTTTCCCCTTTTGGACGCGGAACACCAAGGCGAACCGCAGCCTCGGTGACGGAGACTTTTTTCGCCTTTAAGACGAATTCGTCGATGACCGGATTACTCATGCCGCCGCCTTCATCCTGACAACGGCAAGGTGATTGCAATTGGCAGCGACAAGCGCTCTCGCCACAGGCGGGCAGACGCTATTGCCAACGCACGACACCTGCACTTCCTTCGAGAATGGCACCCAGACCGGGCCGCCCTTGTGGCCGTCGCGCGCGTGATCGTAGTAACCATCGATCTTGTAGTCGGATGGGAAACCCTGCGCATTGTACAGCTCACGAGGGGTCAGCATGCGCATGCCAATGTCGACGACGACGAAGGTGCTCCCCTCGACATCGATCGCGACGAATTCGCGCTCATCCCAGAAGCCATGAGACCGAAGGAACTCGGCCACCTGGCGCGCCCGTGCGGCCTGCCCCTCTGTGAATGGAGGTACGTCGACATGAGCCTCGATGTGGCCAAAGCGGTCGCGAACAGTGACCGTGCGGCAGGATGCGTCCTCGCGTCCGCCATCCCCGGTCCCGTAGTAGGACTGCAGGTAAGGCATGATCAGACGGCTCTTGCCCTGCCCGTCAGGCATTACCGTCGCCGCGGACACGTCCATGGCGTGTCCGGTAGAGGTTCCGAAGTCGCGAGCGATATAGGCCGAGACGAGCTGCTGATGACTACCTGTTTGGGTGATTGTCGAAGCGGCTTCGTCCATACGACGTCCGGGATTGACGCCGCCGATGCGCCGGCTGTCATTGTTGGCCTGCGCCATGAAGGCGCACATGACCGAGTTCTGGTCTTTGCCGCTCGCGGTGATCGTATGCGCCTGCCCATCAATTGGTCGGTTCGCGCCGCCCTGTTGGGCGTAGGTGAGGACCGGTGCGATAACAGCATGGCGATTTTCGCAAGGGATGACACGGATTGCATCATCGATGGGCGCAGACCGATCGACGCTACCGTTGCCTTTACCGTAGTAGGCTGACAGATGCGGCGCCAATAGCGGGCGATTGCTTCCCGTCCGGACAAGAAACGGCCGGCTGGCTCGAAGGACGTAGCGGTCGAACCCCCGCGCAATGCGCGCATGAGAGGCATCGGCAAGAGGCCGCACGGCGCGAAGACCATACTTGCCCCAGATCTCTTTCGACGTGTCGAAGATCGATGGGCAAGGAAGGCTCCAATCAATACAATCAGCTACGATAGGCCAAGGCAGTTTGCGACCGGCGATGACGTCGGCATCGTCAGGGCTACCATGCGTCTTTGCCGGCCAGACGATCGGCTGACCATCGAAGCGGATGATGATGAACAGACGCTTGCGGATGGTCGGCGCGCCATAGTCCCGACCACGCAGCTCGCGCATTTCGATCTTGCCGCCGAGGGAGCGCAGTTTCTTGCACCACTTCTGGAACGTCTCGCCCTTGCGAGCGGGATCCGGCATCTCGCCGCGTGCGGTCTGCATCAGCGGGCCGTAATCCTTGAATTCCTCGACGTTCTCCATGAAGACGACGTCGACCTTGCCGCCACTCTTCTGAATACGCGCGATCCAACCAGGGATGATCCAGCAAAGGTCGCGGATATTGCGCGAGACAGGCTTGCCGCCCTTGGCTTTGGAGAAGTGCTTGCAGTCCGGAGAGAACCAGGCGAGCCCGATGTGTTTCCCGCGCAGATGATCGAGCGGATCTATCTTATAGACGTTCTCGGAAAGGTGGACCGTCTCCGGGTGATTGACGGCGTGTAGCGCCAGCGCATCGGCATTATGGTTGATCGCAAAATCGGGCGAACGGCCTAGCGCCTGCTCGATTCCTGTCGAAGCCCCGCCGCCGCCGGCGAAGCTGTCGATGATGATCGGCTCCGCCCATCCCTCTTTTTCCGCGAATGCGTGAATGTCATCAATCGACATGCCGTCGAACAGTGTCGGCATCGCTGTCATGCAGGCTCTCCCGCAACAACGTGGCGCGCAGCATGCAAGGTGCGATAGACCGCATCCTCCCCGATCGAAAGGGTCTTGCTGATGTCTAAGGTATCGAACAGCCCGGAATTCCAAAGCACGATCGCGGCAAGCGCCTGGCGATCATCGATCTTCCCACTCATTGCAGACGAGGTCGCATGCCTCGGGTCAGCCTTACTCAGCATGAGACGCTCTCCTTCAATTGAGCCAGGTCTTTCTCGTTTGCGATCCGCAGCTGCCCGCTGCGCGTGAGAGCGCCCAGCGCTTGGTCAAGCGCTATCCCCTCGATGGTCGACCAGTTCTCGGTGTGCAGCGCGAGGTAAGGCGTGCCGCGCGACCAGCCGCGCAGGCCATAGGCCTTTTCGACGTAGCGTATCCCATCGCGGCTCGGGTCCAGCCCGAACGCTCTGAGCGTCCGGTGGCGCTCCATCACACTCGGTGCGACAACCAGAACGACGCGTGTCTTGCAGTCCTTCATGGAGATACTCCTGTCAGGTCGATGACGGGTTCCGGCGCGGAGATCAGGTTTCCATCGAGCGCCACGTGCGGGCGGCCGAGCAGCATGTGCAGCCGCTCTTCCATATTTTTCGCTTCAATCTCGAAGGCCTGCAGTGCCAGAAGCAGGCCAGCGGTCGTGCCATCCTGCTTCATTCGCTCCCGCATATGCCTGATCGAGTCCGAGAGCATTCATCAGGCTCCGGCGGAGGTGAGATTGAAGACGGTCGCCGCGAGCTGCTCGCCACGCTCGGTCAGGCGATAGATCGGTGGCTTTCCGCCTACCCCGGCCCGGATGCGAAGGATGAACCCCTCGTCGACCAGCCGGGTCATGCCGGTGTCGATCACCTTAGGTTCGGCATTGAGTTCCCTGGCGAGGGCGTCTTTGCTGAGAGAAAATTCGAAATTGCGCTGAACGGCGAACTTCAGGATCATGAAAGAACCACGCGGCAGACCGTCGTGCTTTTTGATGGTCTTTGGCCCAGCCTCGATCTCGTCGTCGACTTCGCCGGCAAGAACAACTTTCGGAAGACGGAATAAATGCCGAGCATCAGCAATGCGACGAACGACACTGGCCCGCACGCGCAACTTCCTGCCTATGGCTTCCTCGCTAAGCCCCGCCTCCCTCATAAGAGCCAGGCATTCGGAACGAACATGGGGGGCCATGGCAACCAGTTGCTGCTTGGTGACGACCGGCGCCAGGCCAAAACGATCCACGTTCAACATTAAGACCACCTCGACTGATTTGGCATGACGGCAACCTTTTCGGATGCGACGGCGTGAGCGGCTGCATGCGCGTTGGAAAATTCGGAATATGGAATGACGCGGCCATCACTGAGTTCGGAGACAGCCTCCGCGAGGATCCTCGCCTCGGTTTCGCGGCGCTTGGAGGCCCATTCCTCCAGCCTCTGGTAGAAAGCCTCGGTCATGCCTTCGAGGCCGCCGCGGTCCTTGCGTTCCATCCACGCGAGCTGTGCGCCATCGTGGCGGCGCGCCCCCCATTGGAACCACTGGCCGATGCACCGCGCCCCCTCGGGCAACGACCTGATCTCATCCGCATCCATTACGATGCGAATAAACGGCGGCAACTCTGATCGGTGAAAACCGATCACGGCCAAGCATGCCTTGTCGGGATCGTCGGTTACGATGAAGAGGCGGATCGGCTCGCTCACTCGGCAGCCTCCATGATGTCGAATAGGCTCGGCATCGCCTTCTCTTTCGCGATTGCCTCGACATACTTGCAACCGTCGAAGAAATAGGCCGGGTTCAATTCCACGCCTTCGCCCCTGCGACCGAGCTTCAAAGCACGGTAGGGCACGGTCATCAGGCCGCCGAAGGGATCGAAAACCGTCTCCCCGGGCTCGCTATACTGCTGGATCGCTCGGTCGACGATGTCGAACTGGAGCGGGCAAAGGTGCAATTCCTTGCCCTTGGCTGCCTGCAGCGTATTCATCGACAGCATGCGGGTGATGTCGGTCCAGACGTCGTCATGCTTGGAGTGCGGTGGCAGCAGCATGAAGGTGGACGGAAGCATGCCGCGCTCTTCCAGGACCTCGGCGACCTTTACGTGATGCTCGAATTCATACACCGCTTCGAGTGAGAACGATTTCCAGATTTTGAAGATCTGGCTAGCCTCCAGGCCGAGCAGCTCGTCAGGCTGGAGCAGACGGTTTCCGGATGACGGCTCGTAACCGTGGGCATCGAGCTGCCAACGTCCACGCGAATAACCATCGGTGTTGTTCCATCCGGTGTTGGGCCCGGCGCCAGCCCATTCTCGTTTGCGCTTTCCTACTGGCTTGTCAGCGTAGCCGTTCGATGAATCGCTTGGGGGCTTTCGAAAGATCAGAAGATATTCCGGAAGGCCGTTGCCCATGCGGCTACCGTCCTTGCACTGTTCGGACCAACCGAGGCGATAGGTCTGGTTGTTCTCGCGAACGACGTCCGTCGTGATTGTCTTTCGCGAAAGAAACGCGAAGCCGTGCTTGCGGAAATGCGCCGTGCAATCGTCGGCGAAGGGATAGACGGTCTGGAAGCCGAGGCCTGTCATACCACCAGGAACGATCCTGTCCTTGACGTGAATGGCGGCGATACGGCCAGGTGCAAGGACCCGGTATAGTTCCGGGATCAAAAAATCCATCTGCTCCCAGAAGTGACCATTGTCGTCCGTGTGCCCGAAATCCGCGTAATTCGGCGAATACTCGTACTGGGTAGAGAACGGGATGGACGTGACGATGAGATCGACGCTGTTTTCGATCATCGACTTGCACTCGACAACGCAATCGTTGTTGACGACGCGATATCCCTCACCGGTGACTTCGATACGCTCGACGCCCATTGCGCGCGACAGCGTGGCGGCCATCGCCGCGGCAGATAGCCCGAATTCCTTGATGATCGCGGTCATTTCAGCCCTTTGCTCGATATGCCGACGCCACTTCGCCTGCAGGCTCTCGCGCACGGGTCGCTCGGCCTCTGTGTAGATGAGGTCGATCCGAACGGTGCTCGTCTGCAGGAATCTCTGGATGCGATGGACGGCCTGAATGAAGTCGTTGAACTTGAAGCCGATCCCGAGGAAGATTGCCCAGGAGCAAAAGCGCTGGAAATTGCAACCCGATCCCATGATCGACGCTTTGCCCGCCAATTCGCGGATGCGGCCCTCGGAAAAGTCGATGATCGTCTGTTCACGCTCGTCGAGTTCCTGTGTCCCGTAAACAGTGCGGACATCGGCAATGGCATGCTCGATCGCATGGCGCTCGGCTTCGAGGTCGTGCCAGATCAGACGGTGGGCATCCGGGTTTTCGGCGCGAAGCTCCATCATTTTCGCGACGCGAGCAGGCAGGCTGTCACGCTTCTCACGTGCTGTCTCGACCAGCGACGCGGCGACATCCCGCAAAAGCCTGCCCTGCCCGTTGCGTTCGCTCCCGGCCGATGCGTGGTCCGCTGGCAGTTCGTGCCAGTTGACGACCATTTCCGGCAGATCATATCCTTCATCCGAAAAGCCGAGATCGGACGGCCGTTCGACAAACAGCCCCCAACTGGCAACCCAAAGCCAGAATTCCCGCTGCTTATGCGGATGGATCGTGAGCGTGTCGGCCTTTTCGGAGTTGCGCTTGAAGAACCTCGTCTTCGCCTGCCCTACGTCCATGACCTCCAGGAAGGCGCTGTAAGCGAGCAGCTCAATATATTCGTTCGGACTCGGGGTTGCCGTCGCCACGAACTTGAATTTCACCCCGTCGAAAAGACGCATAAATTCTCGGAACGTCTTCGATCCGCCAAACCCACGAAGGCAAGACGCTTCGTCTAGGCTGGTCGCGGTGAAGAAATGCGGATCGATCTTGCCGTCTCGGACCGTCTCGTAGTTCGTCATGTAGAGGCCATCGGCACTCGCCTCGAGCACCGACCGGATGAAGGTGATTTGGAGCCCGAGCATTGCGGCGTCGCGACGAAACTCCTGCCGGACACCCAGCGGCATGACGAGCAGTGCCTTCCCCCCGAAGCGCTTGAGCACCAGGCGAAGGATCTCCAGTTGGATAACTGATTTGCCGAGGCCGAATGCTGCGAAGATCGCGCGGCGGCCTCCGGCACAAGCCCAAACGACCATTGCCCGTTGATGTGGTTTCAGGATCGGATTGATTTCGTCCTCCGAAACGGCAAACCCGCCCTCAGGTGCCATCTGGATTTTTGCGTGTAGGAACGAGCCGTAGTCCATCAGGCCGCTCCTCGCGAAATGGCCGCGTGCTCAGCGCAGTAGGCGCTGTCGGGCGCAATCCCGCCACGTCTTTGACGGCCGCAGCACGGCATGTCTCCGGTATCGGCATCCTCGAAGTCAGTCAGCGGCCACGAGCACTGGAAGTTGCTAAGCTTAGCGAAGGGCACGGAAGCTGCGCCGCCGATCGGAAAATCCCGATGGCGAAAGGCTCCGCTCGGTCGCACCGGGACGCTAATCGGAACGTCAGGAAGGCGTGCGGGTTTTCGAACATTGTCCGCCCGGAACGGCGATTTTTGCGCTTTAGGCTGCGATACAGCAGGCTTTGCCCTTAACGACCTTTCGATCCGAGGAGCAACTCCCCCACGCGGCGGGAACCACTCGGGGTGGCGATACGCCTTTCCGATGACGGCGTTTCGGCTTACGCCCCCCAGCCGCTCGGCAATCGCCGCGGCGGACAGCCCGTCGGACCAGAGCTTCGCGGCGCGTTCCACGCGTTCCTCGGTCCAGTAGACATTGATGTTGACGTTCATGATCGAACCTCGCTGGGCTCGATATCTCCGCATGCGATGCAGTATTTCTCGACGACTTCTCCGATCGAGAGGACATGTTCGCACTTCGGGCACACGCTGCACCGCTTCGACGAAAGGGGAATATCGTGACGATTGAGGTTACGCATGAGAGATGCGACGTCGGCAGCCGACATCTTGATGTTTCGAAAGGTAATGGACGATGGGCGAGAACGGGTCATACCGATCACTCCTCTCCGACCAGACGAAGCGCGGGTGCGTCTTCGCCACCGTTGGCCAGGGCCGAGGCGTAGGCATTCATCAAAGAGCTCGCCGTCTCGACTACGGATTGCAGGTCGCGCATTCCCTGCGAAAGCTCTGAGCGCGTCAGCTTCAGATCCATGGCAGCGTTGAAATGATTGTGCTGGTACTGGGCAACCCGCCCGCCAAGCTCGGCGGCTCCTCGCATAACGGTGACGCCATCGGTCTTCTGTTCCCGAGGATCAGCCAGTTTGCATCCGTGCAACTCAGCCTGTGCTCGGGTCACGGCATAATTCCCGCACTCGGCCTCGAGCCGCATGACGGCCGGGAGTGGCAGCAACTCTGTGTCGCTATCGCTGTGGCAACGGCCAATCTGGCTCTTCGAAAGCGACGTGATCTCTGCGGATAGCTCGATCCCGCCGTTCAGCTTGATTAGCTGACGGTTGGCCGCCTTAAGACGGTGAAACCACGCATTGGTCATCGTGTCATTGCTCATGGTGCACCTCGCAGACAAAGCTTTCCCACGCTGGGAAATCCCGGCGCGTTTTCCCGTGGTGGGAAGGGTCGATAAATGTGAGTTTCAGTCCGTCAGCAGGTTACGGAGGACCACATGCAAAACGGACTGGTATATTGGTTGCAGGGGCAGGACTCGAACCTGCGATTTCGTGGGTATGAACCACGCGGGATGGCCGCTTCCCTACCCTGCGGAATAGAAGGCGGCCGGAGCGCCAGGAGGGGGACAAGCTCCGGCCGAGGTTCGCGTCTGCCAGTGGCGATCGGCGACGCGTGGGGAACTGAAAGGAAACTGACATCATTCGGCCGCCTCCTGCCGCAGAACAGCAAGAAGTCTGTCCACCGGGCCGCTGACCCGGTGCTGCCCATTCTCCATCCTAGAAACAGTCGACCGATCAACGCCGAGATAATCGGCGAGACGATCCTGTGTCCAGTTGAGCCTTTCGCGGAGTGTGCGTATGTCGATTGAGCGTTCCATACTCCATAATGTGCATAACGCACACCATACTGTCAAGGCGAAACGCACACTGATTTCGTGCAAAATGCACACCATGGAATATGACGACAGACCAGAACCCGCTAAGCGCTTGGAAATCGCGCGCATGGCCCGAGGCTTCGATGAGGCAAAGAAGGCAGCCAACTTCTTCGGTTGGAATTATAGCGCCTATGCCCAGCACGAGAATGGAACTCGCGGAATAACGCGGGCCGCAAAGATGTATGCGAAGGCATTCCGTGTCAGCGAAGCCTGGCTCCTGACGGGAGAAGGGCTTGGCCCCGGCGAAGATACGCAAGAACCCGCGGGACTACGCAAGGTAACCGTTTCAGCGTATATCCAGGCGGGCAACTGGGCCGAAACATGGGAATGGGACGAACATAAGCAATACCCGGTCTATATAGCTGATGAGCCTGAGTTTCGCCCATATCGGCTGTATGCCGGCGAAACCCATGGCCCATCGATGAATAGGCGGTATCCGGAAGGATCGGTCTTAGTCTTCACCCATATCCAAGAGACTCGCGAACAGCCTATCGCAGGGAAAAGGTACATCGTCGAGCGGCGGCGCAGCAGCGGCGAGATGGAGCATACCGTCAAGCTCCTACATCGCGACGACGAGGGCAAGTACTGGCTCCTGCCCGAATCTGATGATCCGCGCTACCAGGCGCCGATCTCCATAGAGGACGGCACAGGCGACGATGATGTCGTCGAGATAATCGGCCGCGTGCACTACGCAATCCACAAAGAGTGATTCGTCCCAAATTTTGATCTCAGAACGCACGTTGACTGGCTGCCCGTCAGAAAACGTGCGTTTTGCATATTGCTGTTGACAAGACGGCGTGCGTTATGCACACTTACGGCATTCCACCATGGAGCTGCCGCACAATGTCTACTGCCAATATGCACACCGCAAATGCGACCCCCGATTTTCATATCACGCACGAAATGGCGAACTTCATGCTCGCCAATCCCGGCTGCGATCGGGCTGATCTACGTCGTGAATTCTCGACGCGACAGATCGACAAATACGCTGGAGAAGCGCGCACCCTTGCCGAGCGCCGCTCCGTTCGGCGCGTCGCCTGACCGGCTTCGGCATGGTCCTTCGGGGCCATTTCGAAACCGATCAGCGAGGGCCAAGCCATGGATCACTTCACGCCTTTCGGCGCACGCGTTCCCGCTCCACCGGTCATCCCGGTCGAGCGCCACTCCCGCATCCCCTACGAATGGATGGTCGCCATATGCGCCGCATCCTGGGTGATAGCGATCCTCGTGACGCTCAACGTCGGCGTTCAGACGTATTTCGCCGTCGCAGGCCTTGAGCAGCAGCTCGCATGGGACGCGCGTCGATGACGGTTGCTGTGCGACTGACGGAAATCCCGATCTTTGCCCATTGCGGCACCAACATGCGTGTCGACATCGGCGATCCAAACCCGCGCGCGGTCAACTTCCGCCTGCTCGCCGCAGCGCTGTCGAAGCAGGCTCGCTTCGACGGTCGACATGAAGGCGGCTTTGCCTTCTCTGCCGCGCAGCACGCCGTGCAGGGCGCGCAGGCGATCCTCAACGAGACGCGCGACCAGGTCATGGCGGGCCTCTTCCTGCTACGCGACGGACATCAGTGGTTGCTCGGAGAGCGCAGCAAGCCGTTTCAGATCCTGCTAGCGATGAAAGCCGGCATCGACCTCACCCGCGTCGATGATGAGATCAAGTCTGCTTGGGATGAAGCCATCTATGCCGCGGCTGGCATGCTGCCACCCAGCCGCTGGACCAAGCGCCTACGCGAAACGATCGAGGCCATGGACGATCGCATGGCTCGCGCGGAGGCAATCTCTCTCTTCGGCCCGAAGGCTGCCGCAGACTTTCCGAACCTCACTCAGCCGAAACTGACAGGCGCCCTTCACCCTTGGGGTCCGGGGAAAGCCGAAACGGCATGGATCGAACTCTTCATGCGGCTGTCCGGTCGCACTCACCTTAACTGAGGCCTCATGACGAAAAACCCTATCCCCTGCACTGTCATCGATGACAGTTTCAGCCGCTCTGGCTGCAAGATCGTATTGACCGAAATCGCAGGTGAGTTGCCGTCTGGCATCGCCAAGGGCGGAACACCGGTCGTTCGCACCTTCGACAAGTCCGCTATCGCGGTTGTCGACAAGGACTTCGATTGCGTCATCGCGCCGGTCGACCTGGCGGCAGTCGATCATTTTGCACGTCGCATCATCGATGGTGACCCACGCGCTCGCACGGAGAGCGGCGGCATCATGTTGCTTGCCAGTGCCTTCATCGCCCTCCTGCTCGTCGGCAGCGAGGAACGCCCGAACCCCACGTCGACGGAGGCAGTGTAATGGCCGGTTCCGTCAACAAGGTCATACTCCTCGGCTACGTCGGAGCCGATCCCGAGATCCGCCGCACCCAGGATGGTCGACCGATTGCGAGCGTCCGTCTTGCCACTTCCGAGAGCTGGCGCGATCGCAATAGCGGAGAGCGTCGCGAAAAAACCGAATGGCACAGCATTGTCGTGTTCGCCGAGCCGCTGGTTAAGGTTGTCGAGCAGTATGTGAAGAAGGGTTCGAAGCTCTACATCGAAGGCCAGCTGCAGACGCGCAAGTGGCAGGACAGCCAGGGGCAGGACCGTTACTCGACCGAGATCGTCCTCCAGGGCTTCAACTCCTCGATCCAACTCCTCGACAAGCGCGAAGGCTCCGGATACCGCGCCGGCGGCGATGGCCCGTCCGACTACGGGCTCGACGAAGATCGAGCCACACGCAGCGCCGGCGGATCGACCGGAGCGCCGGCCAACTTCTCCCGCGAGATGGATGACGACATTCCCTTTGCGCCCGAAACGCGCGGATAACCCTGAAAGGATCCCCATATGAAAATCATCCGCGACAGCCAGGCGCTGGTCGGCATGCTTGAAGGAGGAGAACTCAACAAAGAGTTCTCCTCGAAGCTGCAGGAAGTGCTGACCGAGCTGGCAGACCTTTCCAACGATAGCCCGAAGGCCACCTTCAAGGGCGCCCTCACCCTGAAACTCGATTTCGCAGTCGCCAACGGCATGGTGACCATCAACGCCGACGTCGCCACCAAAACGCCGAAGCGGCCGCGCCGCGCGTCCGTCTACTGGGTCACCGAAGGTGGCGCGCTCTCCACGGAGCATCCCCAGCAGCACGACATGTTCTCCCCACGCGAAGTCTCGCGCCAGACGGAAACCGCTTGATCCTTAACGCCAGCAACGAAGGACGCTGACACATGACCACTGACAACCCGGAACTGAAAAGCGCGATGGGCGTCGACATCGAGGCGATCACCGCGCTCGCCGACAAGGCCGGCTCGAAGATCGAGATGCTTGTCCGAAACGATAGATCGCATGGCGTGCCCGAGCAGATCCCTGTTTTCGTCAATCGCGAAGACGGCCGGGTCGATACTGTCGCCGATCTATTCGAGCGCTATAGATTCGCTCCGGCGCGCAAGAGCGGCACCGCCAAGGTGACAACGCTGGAAAGCTTCATCGATCTCGGCACGCGGCACGCAACGCCGGCGAGTGCCATCTTCGCCGATACCGATTGGCAGAAGCCATCTTTGACCATGGTCGTCGACTACCACGAGAATGATACTGGCGGCACCGCCGACAACGGCAAGCACAGGATCCGCTACGACTTTCCGCTGTCCGACGAGTGGAAGGCATGGGTCGGGATCGACGGCAAGCCGATGGAACAGACCGTGTTCGCCGAGTTTATCGAAGATCACATCGCTGAGCTTTCCACGCCCGATGACGGCGAGGAAGAAGACTTCCGGCACAAGTTTGGGTTCCGGGTGGCCTATCCGACCGAGATGCACACGCTATCGCGCGGCCTGCAAGTCTTCGCAGAGACCCGCGTCAAGAACGCAGTGACCCTGCAGACTGGCGAAGGACAGATCGCCTTCGAGGAAGAGCACAAGGATGCCAACGGCAACAAGATCGACGTGCCGGGCATGTTCATCCTATCGGTGTCGCCATTCTTCATGGGCGAGCCTGTCCGCATTCCCGTCCGCCTGCGCTACCGCCTCCAGGCGGGGAGCATCAAGTGGATCATCAAGCTCTACCGGCCCGACGTCTACATCACCAAGCAGGTGATGCGCGACATGGAGAAGGCCGCGTCCGAAACCGGCACACCGTCCTTCCAGGGCCAGCCGGAAATGAGCGCCTGAAGGACGGGGCGAGCCATGCAGAGATTGTGGTATCCAGATTTCCTCATCGACGAATGGCTGCCAACGGGCCGCAACAGCCCGGACGCATGGCTCGCTCCGCTCGATCCGGAGAGCGATGACGCTGACGACAAAGGATTTTTCCTTGGCCGTCGCGCAGACTACGATCCCGGCGACAAGGTCGGCTTCAAATGGTGCGAAGCCTACGGGCACGTCACCATCTCCATCAATCCGGACGGATCGCTGCATGGTTCGCAGCGTTGCCCGTTCACCATCGATCTCTTCGGCTACGCTGGCATGTTGCTGCCCGCCGACGATCGCCAGCCGCCGAACCATTTCTATGACGACGAAAGCGAGATCTGGGCGGCGAGCGCTGACAGTTTCGCGCGCCAGTACGCCGACGCCCTGGATGTCTTTGATGGCGACGAACCGGTGACCGTCCAGGTCGATGCCGCCTACTGGAGCGAGGCGCAATATTTCATCATTAGCCCGGACGGCAAGAGCCTGATCCCGGCCACCTTCCCGGAGACAACAGACCATGTTCACGGCTGAAAAGTCCGCCCTGATGGCGGCGCTCGCGCTGAGCACCAACGTCGTCGAAAAGCGCAACACGATCCCGATTCTGCAGAACGTCCTGATCGAAAAGGGCGCGGCAGCCGGTACCCTCAATGCACGGCTGACAAACCTCGACATCGAGGCATCGACGCCCTTCAAAGCCAGTGCGGCAATCGACTTCGAGGATTTCACCGTCCCGGCCGCGCTTTTGGCTGATATCGTGCGCAAGCTACCCGACGGCTGCGAGGTCGAGGTGTCGCGCCGCTCCGGTACCAAACTGGATGGCGTCACGATCAAGGCGGGCCGCTCCAAATTCAGCCTGCAGGTTTTGCCTGCCACGGACTTCCCGGAGATGAAGTTAGCCGGCGCATTCCCGCACCAGGTGACGCTGCCGGCAGCCGACCTCGCGGCGGCGCTCGGTGCCTGCAGCTTCGCCATGTCGACTGAGGAAACGCGATACTATCTCAACGGTATCTTCATGCACCCGACCGCGGCATCAGCCGAGCACCGCGGAGTGGTGTTCGTGGCAACCGACGGGCACCGGCTCTCGAAAAGATTCGTCACGGCCGAGAGCGATCCCGGCATGCCCGGCATCATCATCCCTCGCCAGGCAATCAAAGTGATTGAGAAGATCCTCCCCAAGGCCGGCGAGGTCACCATCGAACTCTCGGATACCCTAATCAGGATCTCCGGCGGATCGTCGCTGCTGACGTCGAAACTCGTCGACGGCACCTTCCCCGACTATGTCCGCGTCGTGCCGCAGGATAGCCCGATGCAGGCAACAGTGGACGGCGCGACGCTCGGCGCGTCGATCGACCGCGTCGCGACCATCAGCGGCGAGCGCGGCCGCGCCGTGCGCTTCATCTTCGCAGCCGGACAGCTGCAGCTGCATGTCTCCAACCCGGACACGGGTGATGCAACTGACGAGCTGGCCTACGAGGGCGAGGCGAGCCTCGAGGTTGGGTTCAACGCCCGCTACGTCAACGACGTCCTATCTCACCTGCCCGGCGAACAGGTCCTGATGGGCCTCGACGACGCCGGAGGCCCCGCCGTGCTCCGCAATCCCGGAGCGCACCCCGAAAACTTGATCGTGCTTATGCCGATGCGCGTGTGAGGCCACAATGACTGAAGCGAAACACAATCCCGAGCCTTTCGCCTGGGTACCAAAACGCCAATGGGACCGAATTACGTCGGGAGATCCTTGGCTAACCGTCACGGTCTATTCGGAAGACCAAGAAGCTTGCGCCGGCGGGGTTCCCCTTTACGTCTCCCCGCAGCCCTCGACGCTTCCAGCGCCTGACTTTCCGAAGTACATCAACCTGATCAACGGCGATATCTGCGAACTCGTCTCGCAGGGTCCCGATGGTGTCACCTTACGGCGGGAAGGCAGCACGAAACTTGCCTACCTTGGTCTATCCGAGTTCGAAAAGCGCTTCGATCTCATCACCCCACCTCCATCGACGCATGTGGTGGTCTTTACGCCCGCTGAAATCGAAGAAGCGGCGGCTCACCTTGATCTCCTCGCTGAGGAGTATGCGGTGCGCGCGACCGATCCAAGGTGCAACCGAAACCATTACCTGCGAGCCAGTGCAAAAGCGAAACAGGAGGCCGCTGATTTACGGTCTCGCGCCCTACCTGTTCCGGCACAATCTTTGGTCGGGTACCAAGAGCGTGTCGCGATGGCTCACCATGCCTTGTTCCACGACGATCCAACCGACGTAGCGGAGCGGCTTGCTCGCTTCTTCGAGGAGGTCAATGAGACCTGCCAGGCGCTCGGCATGAGCCGCGAGGATGCTCATAAGCTGGTCGACTACACCTACGATCGGCCGACCGGCGATCCCCGCAAGGAGATCGGCGCGGCGATGCTCACGCTGACTTCGCTATGTGTCGTCGCAGGTATCGACCTGATGAACTGCGCCGAGGCTGATCTCGAAAAGCTGCAGCGGCCCGAGACTATCGCCCGCATCCGCGCAAAACGCGCAACGCGGCATGGCCGCGGGCCCCTTCCGGGCCTAGATCCGGCAACCGCGTCGGAGGTCTCGATCGATGGAAACTGAGATCGAGGAAGCCCTTGCGCTAGCGGCCGGCGGGCGCATCCCGACTGGCGGTTTCATCGCCGAACGTCGCACCGTGAGCCGCGGCGATGTCGCCGTCACTCGCAAAACCCTTCTGTTGTTTTTGGAAAACCTCGACCCGGATTTGACGGTCGCCGAGTTGAGGGAGTGTCTCGATCAATGACCGGTCGGAAGGAACGACATGACCAACATGCGCGCAAAAGTGCGGGTAGGCTCCTGCACCCCATATCGCAATCCGGAGACAGGCGAGACCGTCAACGAGACGCTTCGCTTCCACGGCGTCGCCAAAAGCGATGGGCCGTATCCTGCCGACGGCTCGGACGAGAACAATACGTTCTCGAAGTTCTCCCCCTCAGTCGACTTCTCCATCGTAGTCGCCAATCCGGCGCTCTTCGGGAATTTCTCCTCCGGCGACACCTACTACGTGGATTTCACGCCGGCAGCATAAGGGATGGCCTTCGGGCCATCCCTACCCACTCGGAGGATTTAGCGTTGATCAAGCACGACGACTTCTGCCCATGCACCCGCTTCCGCGCCCAGCCCGAGTTCTGCCAATGCGGAGCGATCGAACGCGCCGAGATCGTAGAGGAGACCGTGCAGGCCTTCTCAGACCGTCTTCGCGAAATCAACCGGGGCCCATCACCCGCAGTCAGGGAGGTACGCCTTGAGCCGAGAGAGATTGTGCTCGCCGTTCAAGATGTGTTCGCCGAGCGCCGCCGCCAGATGGAGGCTGAAGGCTGGACCCCAGAACACGACGACGCCCATGACGACCGAAGCCTTGCTCTAGCAGGTGCATGCTACGCCATGTTTGCCTCGATCAGCGACAGTGCTCGTGCCTCTACCACAATGCCTGAAGGGCTCACCGTTGATAGCCAGCCGATAATCGGTTGGTCCGCATGGCTTTCGATCTGGCCTTGGTCGCGCTCATGGTGGAAACCGACGGATCGCCGTCGCGATCTCGTGAAAGCGGCCGCCTTGATTATAGCTGAGATCGATCGCCTCGATCGAGCGCCCGATAATAGGGAGGAGTGCTAATGCGCTGCTCATACTGCGGAAAAGACGGCCATCCATACACCTGTTGCCCATCCAACGGCACAGCCACCAACCTGCGTTGCACCTACTGCGGCGGGCGTGATCACAACTACGATGCCTGCACGAGACACTGGGGTGGCGGCAAGCTGCCAGGCGCGATCAGACTTAGGGGAAGCCACTAGAATGAACATAATTTGCACCCTGCAGGAATCTGAACTCCCCGCGCTTGCATTGTCTGTTCGCCAACCATGGGCGCACGCGATCGTCAGGGGCTGGAAAGATATCGAAAACCGCCAGTGGAACACCAATCAGCGCGGCCGCGTCTGTATCCACGCCAGTGCGTTCATCAATCGGAATTTCGAAGAGGACAGCGAAAGCTACCGCGAAGTTCTGAACGATTGTGTTGGCGCAACGCCGATGAGCTACATGAGCCGCGTTGACCAGGAAGACGTGAGATTCGGCGCCATCATCGGCGTTGCCACGATCGTCGACGTAGTGCGATGCCACGACAGCCCATGGTTTTTTGGACGCTACGGCTTCGTACTTGAGGATCAACAGTACCTCCCAACTCCGGTCACAGTGAAAGGCGCGCTCGGTTTTTTCGACTGGCGCCAACGCCTCCAGGGACGGGCCGAGCGGACCATCACTCACCCTGCGCAGCGGAGCCTGCTTTGATCATGTCGCCGTTCACAGACAAGTTGCTTTCCCAAGGTCGTTGCCCATGCTGCGGCGGCGCGCGTGTTCGCTTCCGACGCATTCCCGCAGGGCTTGCTCAATACACCTGCGGCGCTCAGTTCACGGCCGACGCCGAGAACGTGAGTGTTGCCGCACCATGCCAAGCCGGCTCAAAGCTTGCCGCAAGGCTCATGACCATCGAGGCCAAAGGAAAAAGGAGGGCTGTACAGTGAAGCACGCAACCGTGGAGCCCAGTTTCTCGACAGCATTTCTGTTGTTCGCACAATATGGCGGACAAGCGATTATCCCCGTCGAGAATGTTTGCAGGGACTACTTCAGCCACCTCACACCTGACAAGTTTCTCCGGAAGGTCGGCGCTGGCGAGATTGCGATTCCTGTTATTCGCGCCGAGACGTCACAGAAGTGCCAGAAGGGAGTGTATCTTCAGGATCTCGCCAACTATCTCGACGACAGGCGCGAGGCGGCGCTTAAAGAATTCCGGCAACTTCACCGTCCTTAG